CTCCCGGAGAGTCGCTTGGGCCATTTGACGACAGCCTAATACAAATTAGTGACTCTTCCTTCTATTTAACAGGAACCAGCCGTGAAACTGTTGAAGGATTTTCTTCTCCGCTTAAGAGCAAAACGCAGATTTTCTTTGATATTACACCGTCGGAGACTCTGACGCTGACCAGGGCACCTAATCAAAGATTTAAGCAACTAGACACATCAGCAACAAGCAAGCCCGATAGAACAGGATTTGCTTATTGGAATGCCGGAGATAGAAGGTGGGAGCAGATAGGTCTAAAAGACCCTGCTACAAAGAAAAATACTAAATTTGATTACGCTGTTTACGGTTTAACTTCCTCTGCAGAGACAATTCAAAGTGGTACAAATCTATATCCGCAGCAGTTTGTCCCCTGCCAGCATGCACAATTTACATCGGCTCAAGTATCTTTAACAGGAAGTGATAAGAAGCTCTTTAGAAAGCGATTTTATTCAAAAATTGGCTCTCCAACTATTACATCTTTCGCACCATTTAAGACTGTCTATCACGCAACAAGCAGCCAGACAATTAGCATGTCTGATTATATTTCACATCCATTTCTTCTTGAGAAGGTCGTTGTCAGCATACAGGGAAGAGCCCAGAGAGTTCACCAAAGAGCTAAAGAAGGTGCAGCGCTTCGTCATCAAGACGACTATATGTTCTTTATATACAGACAGGAGAGAAGAAATGAGAGCGGAAGCTTTCGAGGTGGAGGAATAAAGGCTCCAGGTGGAGGTCAGTCTCTTGTAAACCAGGGAGATACACCGTCTAATAACTTTATAAAAGACAAGCCTTTCGATGTTTCAGGAAGCCAGCGGTTTCTTGTCTGCAGTGGTGCGATGACTTTTTATAATAGTACATGCTATACAAGTGACGCAACCCCGGTCAAATATGAATACCTTCCCTTAAATACCCCCGCTTTTTCCCACGACTTTAATATTACTAGCACATCTAACTATCAAGTTGGAGCATTCACAGGATCAATAAATCTTCAAATTACACCCGCTGTAGCGTCTCAAGGCTTTAAGGGAATGACATATATGTTTGACTCTGTACCTCCTACCACTACAGGTCTAGACTATATGAGAACTATTCATCATTACTGGCCCGGAGGAACTGCCTTAAAGCCGTTTATGCACGATGGAACTAGAGATTCAAGTGACTATAATAATCTTAAGCCCTCTCCCTATACAGGAAAGGCAGGAAAAATAGATTGCTCCTATGGTGAGTTTACCTTTAATCAATACCAGGGAACACAAAGTCCCTCAGAGAGAAGGTTTCCAACTGGATCTGAAGCAGCAAGAAACTTAGATATTCGTGAAAATGACCCAAGAGCCATGAGGCAGTTTGGATCTACACATTTATCACAGACTAGTTTTGGATCTCTATCTCTCGCAGCCTCGGGAAGTGCCTTACGTGTTGATCGTTCACACTCAACTGTTTCACCATATCTTATCTTTCCTGAAGATGAAATAGTTCTAGGGTTAGAGGCTGCCATAGCACCAGGCTTAATTCCCTCTATGTCAGGGTCTGGAAATTCCGGTGGAGGCTTTGGTGGGCAGTGCTCCCTTACTGGATCCCACCTTGAGCTATTTTCATCAGACGAGCGACAGACAGTTGTTCTATATGGATCTCTTATTTTAGATAAGACTGAATATCACACAACACTAAATCAACCCTTATCATCTCCAGCAATTCACGAGATGATATATGAGCCAATTGTCGATCAATGGGATATAGAGACAGAGTCATCCTGTGCTGGGACATATGTTGATAATTACATAACTGGAACAATGGTTGCTTCTGACTATCCTCACAACTCTAGAGACAATGAAGTTAGTAAAAATTTAAACTCTGTTGTTAGGGGTGTTGCGGGAAGTTTCATTATGGGAACAGCTCCAAATAGAGCTGGAGCATTTCAGCGCTCTGTTACGCTATTCGATAATTCAGAGAGATTTTATGACACTCTAATGCCAAATCTAGATGACTATGGAAAGAGAATTGATGGATTTGAAAAGCTACAGAGAACTGGATCAAATCAGACAATTGTCTTTAGTCCGTCTAATTTTTATATAGAGTCTGATGGTAATAGAATGCCATTTCCATATGAGGGAAATCCAAGTAGAAGAGTTTCTGATCTTACAAATCTACAGATATTTGGAATTGTTTCAACAAGTCCCAATGTATACGGATCTGGATATCTTCATGCAAAGACCCGACAAGGTGATATTAGAAGGCTTCTCTTTATGATAGGGTTTGAAGGAGGTACAGTTGAAACCTTTAGAACATTCTCTAAGACGGCTGGTGTAACGACTACGACAACAAACACATTTAGTCATGCACACCCGCAGTCTACAGGTGCAATGGGTTTCCGATATGGAATTCAGAATATCTATCCTGAAAGTCCAAGGGCAGTATTTAGAAGAGATAGATACGGTCAGTTTAGAGATATGTTAGAGCAAAGACGAGAAGGGAGATTTTTTGAACCGTTTCTTTCAGATAGCTTAGTCATGGGGCTAGAGGGGAAAAATAGAACAAAAGTGTCTGATCCAGCTGTTTTATGCAAATTTACTCTTTCTAGCTCAAATCAGGAAACAGATCCATACTCTACATCGTGCTCAAATCTCAGCTTTGCAGCAACTTCTTCTCTTCCATATTTTGATGGACAGGTAAGAAACAATCTTGTACCTAGCGACTTTAGAACCGTAGCACTTGTAAGTACACCTGATCTTGGGTCTACTATAAAGTTTACGAGGTAGGATATGTCTCAAATTTTTCAAACTGAGGCAAGAAGAGCTGAGTCAATTACTATTAGATCGGGTTCAGATGATGGAGATATTGACGTAACAATATTTCCCAATAGGGTTCAAATTGGACTAGATGCCGACGATTTTAATAATGTTAATGTAGTCTCCGGGAGTCTTAAAGTAACAGAAAGTATAAATGGAAAAATTCTACACTTTACACATCATAACTTTACAATAGCATCTACTAGTGTCAACTATGTTCCAATAAACTCCGCAACAGAGTCAACGACAAGAACGGATGAGCAAATAGGCTTTCAAGTGCCCTATGACGGACAGCTTAAGAAGGTGATGACCAAAGTAAATGTTGCCTGGGGATCGACACTACTACACCACACGACAATTGCCTTTCACAAAGGACCGGATGGGACTGAAAGTGTGAGTGCATCTGCTACAGAATCTGAAACTGTAGCCCTTACAACAGCAAACACTACCAAGACAGTATCTTTTTCTAGTTCGACATTTAGCGCAGGGGATACAGTTGCTGTCTCCATTGACCCTTACGCAAGTACTTCTGGAAAAGTTAGAATGACTTGTGTGTGGGAATATGACACTAATACATAATTAATGAAGAGGAATCGCGGTGGCAGGAATATTAGATAATAAAACTAGAATCATGGATCTGGTGGTGACAGAAGAAGGAAGAAGGCAGATTGTCTCTGGTCGCCTTAATATTCAATTTGCCTCATTTACTGATTGTCATACCTTTTATCAGGGTGATGTTTCTAGTGGATCAGATGATGCATCAAATAGGCTATTCTTTGAAGCTGTGTCGCTGCCAAGGGATCAAATAACCTTTGAGGCTGATGATTCTGGAAACTTGATTTCATTTAACGGGGGAGATTTTGAGGTTGGTTCTGATGGAACAATCTATCAAGGCACAGATAACAGGAGGCTTGATCCAATAACCAGTGGCTCTATTTTTTCCAGCCTTGTAGACACTGTGCTTTCCTCATCGATTGATAACTTTGTAGATCTCCGGTCAATTTCTACAGTTCAGAGTCCCGGGTATGATAATTTTGAAACAGATGTTGACTTTATTGACTTTTCTATCTCAAACTCTTCTCCATTTTCTAATCCAGATGGTGCCACCATAGACCTTGACAATATCGAACCTCTCTTCATGGATTATAGGCTTAATCATATTACAAACTTTCAATTTCTTCCTCCCATAGTTCCTCAAGATAGGTCACCCACGGGCGCTGCATATGAATTTGGAGAATATGTAGACTTAAATCAAAGTCGTGTCTCTACCTGGGAGGAACTTTTTGAAAAAGTTTGGCCAGGTTATCCCAGCGAAGAGTTCATCCCACAGTACAAGACAGTTAACATTACTGAGGGAAGCAAGTCTAACAACATACTGGCACAATTTTTTGAATCAGGAGGGTCCGACAGCACCAGCCTAAAGAAGCTTGATGTTATAGATTATGGTGCCTTTTTACTTGATGATGGGGCTGTAAAACATATGTTCTTTATTGGAAAGATATTTATAGACAGTGTAGGACAGCCTACATTTGTCAATATGTTTTCTATAATTCTTGACAAGGAATCAGATCAGTGAAAGTAAGCTTACCGGTCATTTCTACAATATACAGAGATAGTATTAAGACTGAAATTGTGTCACAATATAAGACATCAACAGGCGATAGAGTCTTTGATTATAAAATATATGTAGAGTGTTCAACTGTTGATCTTTTAAATAGTGACGTTGTGAGTGTCAAGGCCACCCTTCTTCCAAAAAAATCTGGATCTCCGACAAACGATTTTAAAAAGATAGCTGGTGGAGATCTCTCACCGATATCAACTGCGATTTCCACAAGGTTTAGCTCCCTTGAAGAAGTGTCCTCTTCAACTGACGGAAGTTTTGAAAAATTAGAATCCTTTTTAGGGGGTACATCACTCAGTGAAGAGAAGCTTGTTAACTTTTCTAAAAATAGCGCAATTTCAAAATCTATATTAAAAAGCCATACCCAGCTTAAGGCTTCAATAAGAGACAACAGGGTTAAAGAGGATCAGTCATCTTTTGGTAGTGATTCTATCTCAGTTGATTCTGCAATTAACTCTGATGCAAAAAAGGCTCTTTTAAAATCAAAGATGAAGAATGCTATTATGTCTAACAAGGGAAATACGATATCTAAAAGCGCATCATCATCAGATATCTTTTTTGACGGAGGTGTGAAGTTTACATCAATAAAAAGATCTCTAGTTTCAAGCAATACAACCAAGCCTGAAAGCGATATTCCTATTTTGGATTCCTTTTTAATTCAAAAATCTAGCCCGAGCCTAAGAGCTGTAACTAGTATGAGCTCTACTAGCTTTGAAAGAGATTCACAGGGAAATGTTATTCATAGGTCAGGATATTTAAACACTAGCAGACAGACACAGCAAGATGAACTTATGGGAATACTCGAAAGAAGCGGAAAGGGCATGGGGCCAAAATCTTCACTTGAGTCAGATCCAAAGTCAGCTGCCTGGACATCAGCACTTCAATTCTCAATACCTCCAAGCCTTCTCGTTAAGATGGAGTTTTCTAAATTTATAAATACTGCTAAGGATAACTATGGGGGATTATCAACTAGCTCGAGACAGGAAAAAGATACTGGATCTATTGATGAATATTTAAAAAATGATGACATTAGCCAGATTGCAACATCCCTAAGATCATCGATTATGACAATTCCGAGGTCTGTTCCTGAAAAAGTTTCTGACATGTCTCGAAGCGACATTTTAACGACAGCCTATAGCACAACATCTGAAAAATCTTCATTCGAATTTCAAATACCAGTCACTCAGTCCACAGTTAGCTCTTCTGGTGAAATTATTCTAATAGTTGAAGCACTCAATACATCAGGAAGAGTGGTTCAGGTTGAAACAAAGACTATAAATCACCAGAGAAATCTTGATAGTTTTCTTGTTCCAAGGCTATCTCCAGAAATTTCTGCACTACGATCTCAAGACTCTCTAGTTGATGTTTCTGTTAAGCAAGTAGACAGCAACTGTAATAAGATTATTATTTTTAAAAAGACTTTAAATCAAAGTGCATTTAGCAAAGGCTCCAGTTTTAAAAAAATAAGTGATATAGTCATAACATCAAAAGATCCAGATCATACCTTTTCCTTTATGTCAAATCCAGGAGAGCCTCTTATGCTTAGGGCGATTTCTATTTCAAATAGTGGAGAGCCAGGTAAATTTAGAGATGTGGTCGTTCTGCCATCAAACAGCTCCAGACATGGAGATCTAGAAAGAAACTTTGCATTTGCGACAATATTGACGCAAAATACTTCGACTGGAATAATCGTTGAATCAAAAATCACATCAGGAAATTTAGTATCTTACTACTTTGTTAGAAAAAATATATCTGAAGGAGAGAGAATATTTACCCCCATCAGCTCTCCATCGTCAAACAAGATGGGAACAAGAAAAAATACTCTTCAGGTAGTTGATACATCCACCAACATTGGTGATACCTATGAGTACAAGATTAAGTTTATATTTAAAAATGGCTCAGAGTCAATCTCTGAAGCGTATGGAATTGTGAAGAGAGAAATGGTAATTGACTCTATAGGCGTTTCATCTCTTCCCCCAACCTATAGTAAAGGTTTCAAAGAAAACAGTTATTCTGTAGTCTTAAATAGCACCATAGATATCCCGCAGTCTGACGCAGATATGACTAGATCAATATTTGAAAATTTAGATCTGTCAGACCTCTTTGATAGTGAAATATCTTCAATAAAGAATCAATTTGAAAATATTGCTATTTTTCATGTCACAAGAACAGATGTTTTGACCGGAGAAGAATACGACCTCGGGCTTAAAACACCGGGCGAAATTATAGATTCTGGAGATTCCAAGTCAGGCATCCCAGCTCCTACTTCTGGAGAATATGTCTATAAACTTGAGGTATTTGTAAGAACACCGGATAATATTTTAGCTGAAGTTGAGAAGTCCCAGGCTTTTCGAAACTTAAAAATATCAAGATCGACTCCCTCAATAGCGTCTAGCAAGTTTTCTGGACAGTTTGGGACATCACTTAATGATATTGAATTCAACTACTCTCAAAAGTTTACCGCTCCAACAGCCATTAGAGATTCAACACTCTCTTATGGAAATTCAATTGTCTCAAATCATCCAGAAAGCTCCTTTGAAATAGGTAAAACTGGAATAGTTCGGACAGTAAAGGTTTCAATACCCACTAAAGACACAAGAGTGGTTTCAAAATCCATTAGACTAAACTCCCTTGGAGACGTTTTAATAAGGTGGTCTGTGAGAGGGGATTTAAGCAACATTGACCACTTTATAATTGCCGGATCTAGAAGCGGAATGATAATTCCAGTCGGTACGCATCACACCTATTCAAGAGGAAATGACTTTCTTTTCACAGATACATCTCAAAAGGGTATAGTTGGAATTGTTTCATACTATATTATTCCTGTATTTTCCGATCTTTCTCAGGGAAGTCGGTATTCTGCTGGAACAATATCAATAACAGGAGAGGTGTAAAGTGGCAGATATTGCAGTAATGAGTTCAGGATTTTCGTTTCCGCCTTCTGATGAATTTTTATCAGGCCTTGTGAGTGTTGCTAGCTCTCCTGTCTTGTCAATTCTTACTACCATTGGAAATCAATCAATTATACAATCTTCTAAGTCTGCTGTGAGCCAGACTGATATTGAAATTGATGGAAGCGTTAACTTTGTTGACGCAACAGAGCAAGCATTTACAAACTTAACAAATCCTGCTGCCGTTGTTGGACTTTCAACAAGAGCCCCAGAAATCATAGCATCAGTTGACTATGTCCCTCTCTACACTGGTATTACCTCGGATGAATCTGATGACAATCCATCAGGCGGCTGCAATGTCGACGTCTACAACACCATCTATCAAAATACACTTCTTGAAAGCCTAACTAGAGAAGCTGCAAGAAATTGTCTTGTAAAGCTGCTAAAGAATGAAGATGGAAAAATTGATACAGCAATATCAGAGATGACTGGATTGCAGAATATATCTAGTCACTCTGACTTGCTTAGTTCATTTTCTAAGATTTGTGCCTATAGCTTTTATGTTAGAAATTGCCTGGAGTGGGATGCTCCTTCGCTTGCCTCGAGCATGTCTGAGATGTTTAATATATTTAGTTCAATTAGAGATCTAATGGGGCTAGACACCTTACAAGAGATAATTATGCCAAGAGGCGAAGGATGGCACTATCCAACAACATTTCAAAACTTTCAGGGATTTGACCCTACAAGAGTCTTCGATATAGATTCGTTTGTTGAACTGGGAACTGGCGAGCTTGCATATACAGAAGATGAGTACAATAACTCTTCTTCAACAAAAATTATAGCACAAATAGTTCAAGATCTTAGAAATTCAATATTGTATGGAAGCGCCATTAGAAATCTGGATCAAGATAGGGACACTAGTAGCACTGGATTTTCTCCATATACAGTTTTTGATGAAAGCGAATCTGGAAAATTTAGTAGTGTTATATCTGGCTTAAATAGCCTAAATGCAAGTCAATCTCAAGTTACACTTGGAACAAGTACATCTTTAGAGGGTACCGACCTTGGAGCGGGTGACACTGAAGTTACTATCTCTACGCTAGATTCATCTGACTTTAACTTATTTCTTGAATCACTTTCTGGTATATCCTTTGTTGAAAGAATGACCATAATTTGTCAAATCATATCAAGAGATATTAGCATGTCCTTTATGAAAAGGACATCATGGGTCTTGTCCAGGGTTGAGAAAATTACAGGTCAAAGTCCTGGAGAAAACCCCTCTGTAGAGTCTATTGTTGATAATATAATTGGAAATATTGGGGGATCTTTATTTACAAGTAGCCCAGCATCAGAATCTATTGCATCTCTTTTAAATCCAGCTTTTGGGGACGATAGGATTCTTACTTTTGAAAGATTTTCAATTGACAGCTCATTTGGCAGCGGAATTTCAGGATTTGACTCATTTGCAGGTGATATTGTTCATCAAATACAGGCCTTCATAGAGGCTGGAAATGTTTACGGTTCTTGGTCCTCCAGTAGCGTGCAGGCAACATATGACCTGGTCCAGGAGTTTAGTTTCACCAAGTTTGCCACTGACTGGTATAACAAGACGTATGAGGCTGCTGCTGTTATACCAGTTTTAATTGGCGGAGCCTCATCATCAAATAATTTCTTTAGATCTACTTGTTTTGTACTGACAGAATATCTAAGTGACAATGGGTTTATTGACCAGAGTGAAACTTTTGAGAATTTTATTCATCAATATTCAAATTCCGAGGAAGATCAAGAGCAGGCAGATGAATATGAGTACATAAGGCTTGGAATTTTTGATTTAGCATCTACTGACAGCGAAGTCGCCTATCTTCTTATTAAGTATCTTGATTTACGATTTGCTGTTATAAGACGAATCGGTCAGGATCCGTTTCTTTATTCCCCGAGTGCAACAGGAATTGAGAACGTCTTTGAAAGTGACATATTAAGCGAAGAATACTCTGCATTTTATGCTGTCGCAGAGGAGCTTGCGTCAAAGGTAATAAATCTTAGCTACAGCTCAGGTGGATCATTCGATTCGTCCGAGTCATCATCAACTCATACCCGATACTCATCTGAATATACAATGACAGACATATCTGTTTCTAATCGTGGTGCAGAGGGTGATACTGACTTTTCTTTCTTCTTTGGAAACATACTGGGTGCTGATCAATTTGATATAATGAAAACACCCATTGGGCAGTCGCTTACCACACTTGCACTGGATACAGATGGTAAGTCTCCGTCAATATTTGATATTCCAAAAAGAACATTAGAGCTTTTTTATCATGATTTTCTTAATTATGATATTGCTGATGAGGGCGGAGAAGTCTCTCTTACATCAGATGATATTTCCAGGCTTAATTCTGCACAAGCTTCTTTTATCACAGAGGGTGTCATATCTCAGTCACCCACTCAAGGCTTGGGGGCACAGGCTACATTCTTGTCAGAGGGGGATGAGGCATCAATTGTAACTGACTTTAGAGGGTACGACGATCAATTAAGAAGAAGGGCAATAGCCTATATCTTAATTGATATTATTGGTTCCATGGGAATTGTTAATCCTGCTGAGGGGACGCAAGCTTCCTCAGGTCTCAGCATATTTGTCAGCGGCGATATCACAGATGTTTCAGTCGAATCTGTTGAAATGAATGACCCAACTTTATTCCAGGGAACCCTAAGTGCTACGGCAAGAGGAACTTCAGCTACTAGCACTTTTACAAAAACTCTAGCTGCCTCTATCTCTGTCACTACATCGTGCGACTTAAGCCTAAATATTGCTAGAGCCACCCAGCTAGCAATAGCATGTAAGAAGTACTCTCTTGAAGGGACTACATATCAAGACGAAGACTATAGCGAAAACCTAGAGGCTGTCGACACCTCAATTTCAAGCGTCTTTGGGGGTGATTATGATCTATCAATAGAGGACGATATTAAGAATATTAACGGGTATTTAATAAAAGAATTCTCGAGAACTGAAACACTTGCCCACATGCTTACTTCAATTGCTTATGGGCTTACAGCAGTCAAGGGTGAAGTGGAAACATCCTTTACTAGCGGAATTGGGGACTTTCTTGAATATGCAAGCCTTGCTGCTGATAATGCTTCTTCAAGCGGAGATGCTGCTTTATCAAAGTCAGACGCCCTTTCAGCAATTATAAGCACAGCCATGTTCCCAGAAACCCTAGCAATAGTTAGAAATGTATATTCAAAAAATTCCTATGTTGCATGTGCTGGATTTTTTGATGATGACATAAGCCAAGATGGACAGCAGGCAAGCTCAATTGATCTTTTATTACCTGCCGGAAGTGTAACACCGTCAAACATGCTTAGCCAGAGAATAATTCCTGCACTAAAGCACCTTACAGCGAAGGGAAGAAGTCAAGAAAACTCTCCTCAGCAGCTAGGTCCAACAATCTCTGCACTTGGAGACTCTAGCAGTGATAGAATGAAGATTCTTGCCATTGGGCTTCCTGTAGGGTTAACTCAGCGCCTAAGGGAAGAAGCTTCAAATTACTCAGCTGCAGGTGCACCCTTCTATGAAAGCTCTTCTTTGATTACAATAAGAGTCTATAAAAAGGATCTAGACAGGGGAGACGTTGTCTATGTGCCAAAGACATTTATTTTTGATACACTTGTATTTCTCTGGAGCTGCTTATTCGGTGATAATAACGAAAATGAATCTGTGACAAGTAAGGTTTCTGAATCTGCTGAGGTTGATACTGGCATCTCTATGAGCGTGATAGAGGAAAATGGATCCTCTGTAGATGTTTCACTTTCTGCCTTAAAGAACATAGAAGCCTCAGGGTTTAGAGCAGCAATGAATAAGGAGTTTTCCAGCGTGAGTGAATTTTCTGACCTGTATCGAGGCCTTCATTTTGATAAGCACAGTGCAGATAGTCCAAACGTCTCAGCGTGGACGACACACTATATAGATGAAATTTTCAGCGACTCAGCAGATCAAATTAGAAAGAATCACATTCAAGATGTCGTTTTAAAGCATTATCTAAAAACTGTTGCTGGGCTTGATGTTTCAGAGACAGCATTTCCGCTATTCACCCAGGGAACAAGCCATCTCTCTACTTCTGACGGTGCTGGACTTGGAACATCGCTTGCTGATTTTGAATATTTAGACTCTTGTGGCGCTAACAGTGGAGATTCAACAGATACAGGATATGACTTTACTGTTACAGATCTATATGAAACTAATACTTCTATCTTGGACTATAGAACTGAAATACTTTCCATACTGTCATATGCCATTGACAATGGAATAATCACAGATCAGGACCTAGATACAGATGTTTCAACAAACATCTTGGCAAAAGTTAGAGAATCACTTCTATTCTCTCCGGAGAAATATTTTAATCAAGTCTTTCTTCCTCGACTATTTGAGAGAACATTTTGCATTCTTATTGATCCAGATGGTTTTGATATTGATACAGAGGAGTCTGCCGATCAATTTGATGACGCGCAGGCAGTTGGAACCTATGTATCAGATATGTATACCCTATTTGTTACAGCTGAGATAACAGTGGGAGAAACCAGCGGTGACATATACGCTACTGGTGGAAGTCATGGTGGAGGTTAAAAAGAAAAAATGAGTAACTTTGATTCGCTATTAGAAACTTGCTATTCAAGCCTCCCAAGCAAGGGTGTAAACCATTCTGACATACCCGTCCCAACTGATGTAGACTCAGAATTTCAATACAACTATTTCGTCTCTGACGAGACAACATCACGTGAGTCCGTAGTCGATGGAGAGTCAATTACATCATTTACAACACTTACAGATGATGCATCTGAAGCAGACAGACTCCAGGCTATGATGGACTATAACGTTCCAAGATTTGTTAAAGTATCTTGGTCTCCTACTGAACTAGATTCACTGGCAGGACTGACTCAGTCTTCCGCCACGTCCGCTGTCTGGTCTGGAGCAGGAGCCGGTGCCGTCGAGCAAGATATGCTCGAAGGAAACCTTGAAAATATTCTCTATGAAGAGACAATGACCAGCAACCAATACAGCGGTATTAATTTTCAAGACGCAGAAGGGCTTACAAAGCTAACTGAGATGGCAAAGATTGCTATAAATACTTCTGAACTTCCTTTCAGCTTTGCCTCTACAGAAAGCTCATCTGTATCTTCAGATTCAAACCTTGATGTCATAAATTCATATCTTGAGCTAGCGGGGGCTTCGACAGGAGTTGACCCAGCAGCAAAAGAATTGCTAAGGACGGCATTGGGAAGCTATCAGTCAACAGGAGATATGAGCTTTTTTAATCAAGCAGCTGAGAGAGAGGCAGTTGTAGATGATTCATTCTTTAACACGTCTACAAAGTTTGATCTAGGTGTTTCTGTTAGTAATGTCCTTGCCGCTCGCTGCGGACACGCTTGGGGGCAAGATGGAGGAAGTGCATTCTTTGAAGAGATTTCAAGAATAAGTAGTACACTATCTCAAATCACGTCAGCGGGAATATCACAAGATGCTGCAGGGGCAATTAGCGACGACGACTACGATATCACAGGTGATCCTGTAACCTATAGGCTTTCTGAAAACATCGCTGACCAGACACAGCTTGAGCAATACGATGCTAGAATTGTTGGGTACATGGTTGAGAAACACGAGGTCGACTCAAATGGCACAGTTATTGAACTTGAGCCCATTTTAGTCAGCAATCCTGAAGCAGGTGATATGATCGACCCCAACGTTATGTATGGAAGGGGATATCGATATAAGGTCAGGACTGTGGCATATGTTGAATTTAGTGCAATTAATGTATATCCTGGAAATCAGTCAAGAGACCAGACAGTTGTCGTAGGCCTTCTATTTGCTTCACGACCAAGCAAGACAACTACCGTCTTGTGTGTTGAAAGGATTCCCCCTAAACCTCCTGTTGATATTTCCTTTGTATTTAACCCAGATACTCCATCTGGAGGTCTTGATATATCATGGTCGTTTCCAATTAATAAGCAGAGAGATATCAAACAATTTAGAATATTTAGAAGATTATCTCCCCAGCTTCCATTTTCTTTAATTAAAAATTATTTTTTTGACGACTCCACTACACTTACAAAGACAACTGAAATACCAGACCCAGATGCACTTGTTGAAAGCAGTAGTTCAAAGCTATCTAACTCAACTTTTCAAGTTGTAGACGGCCCCCATTTACTTTTTACTGATTTAGATTTTAACTTTAACTCAACTTACATTTATTCCATTGTAAGCGTTGATGCAAGAGGAATGTCATCAAACTACTCCGCTCAGCACGTCGTATCTTACGATAGGTTTAAGGGCAGAATTAATGTAACTTATTTATCCAAGTCAGGAGCACCGATACCCTATCCAAATCTCTATCTTAGGCAGGACTTATTTCCTGATACAATAAGAATGTCAGGATATGATCGAATGCATGTTTATTTTGATCCCGAGTATTTGACAGTTAAAGATTCTAATGATAATGACCTATCTTTAGTTTCAACTAGTGAGGAAGATCCAAGCTATAAGATATCAATGATAAATCTAGATAATCAGAAATCTAAGCTAATTGATATTTATGTTAAGGATATTAGAGATGATCCGTTTCAAGAGGAAGAGGGCATTGAATATAGCATAAGAACTACTGTTCGAACCCTTATCGATGTATGAGAATAGAATTATTTTACTGCATAACACATCAAGAGATATATTTACAACCAGGAGTAAAAAATGGGTTATCTTGACCATTCAACAAATAACATTATACTAGATGCTGTTCTTACTGATAGAGGCCGTGAGCTTCTATCGAGGAATGATGGATCTTTTCAAATCGTTAAATTCGCACTTTCCGATGACGAGGTTGATTACACGACGATCCAAAAGTTTGGTAGAACTGTAGGAAAAGAAAAAATAGAAAAAAATACACCTGTGTTTGAAGCACTTACAAATGGAAGTATTGCTCAAAAATTTCCCTTAAGAAGTATTTCAATAGGAAATCTTATTAGGCTTCCCTCTCTTGACCTGGATGGAGTAACATCTGATACAATTACATTGAACATGGTTAATACAAGAACACAGTCTGTAACAGTAAAGCAGTCAATAGGTGGTGATTCTTTAGTCCCGATTGAGCTTGTTGATCAAGTGTTTAAGGTTGTGGTGAACAATCTATTTTTACAAATATCTGGACAGCGACCTGTTTCAATAAGCAAAGACAACATTGCAACATATTTGATAACAAGGGCAGCTACCCTTGATACAGTTACCGGTGGATCTTCTGTTGCACCCACAGTTCAGATTAAGTCATCCCTTACCACAACAATGTTTAGCACATACGGTATTGCAAGTGATAAGTCAACTATTAGATCCTATATTACAATTACTGGACAGCAATCAGGCGCTTCAAAAAATCTTCTTGTTAAAATCAACAAGACATCATAATTCAAGAGTAAGACATGGCAATATATAAGGAAATTTCTGCAGCTGACATTAAAACCAGCAGGTCAGTTTTAAATCAGTTAGTTGACATCCTACAGGAAGATGTCTCAGGATCAACTACGAGAAAGAAATATCAAGTTTTTGTAACCGGTGGAGTTGGACCAGGTGTTACTTCCTCTCTATTTCAAACGGTATATGATCAGGATTACACACTTCAGACAGCAAACCCAATTTTTGATATAACATACGGTGTCTTTTCTGGAAGCACAGATGTTGCAAATGCATCAACTGGCCAAGACAGCGCAGGAAAGCTGCTATTTCCATCTCAAACCTTAATGATGAGAGAAAAAATAGATGTCTATAGACAGTTTGCACAAACACTTCTCGGAGATGCAACTTATCAGTTTGCCTCTCCCTTCGACACAACACAGCCTATAACAGCCAACGGAATTGATCACGCCCTTTTCTTTACATTTAGAAGGCTTTTCTCTAGAGATAAGATTAAGCGTGAAACGTTCGCCATGAAGTTTTATCAGTCTGCTTCCCGAGCTCCGGGTGATCCCACAGCGTCCGGTCAGTCTGTTTGTTCTGGAGCAATGGGTCCAAACATTAATCTTCCAACAGTTTCCGGATCTGCCATCTATACAGATATTGGCTCTGCCACAGCAAAGGAGACATCGATTGGGGGCGAGGTTGGAAATCTAGTCGACTCTTCAAATACAAATAGAAATGTCGGCCTTCTCTTCTATGATATGGGAATTGGAATCCTTGATGTCTCAAAAGTTATCTCAGCTTCTCAAAAGGCTTCCGGTGTTATTGACGCAATGGTTAATACTACGTTTAAAGATGCTGCAAGAGGGCAGACAGTTCTTGGCCCAGGGCCCGAAGGTACAGCCTATGGTTACGGAAATCCAAAAGCGAAGTTTGTTCCAGATTTCGTAGTGTCAGCATCAATGGATAATATTCTCGATCACTTTGCCTCAGTCAGGTTTCAGTCAGGAACACTTACTGCAATGACCTTTCAAAATGTCACGAATATTAACTCAACACTTGTATTCTGCAGGGCAACTTCTGATGAGTTTAACTACTCATCTAATCCTACGTTTACTGACTCTACGGGAAGGATAAATGTGATTGATGAAGGTGAGGAGAATACACAGAGAACATTCTCATTTGTTAGCACAATCGGTCTTTATGACGGAAGAAATAATCTGTTAGCCGTTGCAAAGCTAAGCAGACCTGTTGAGAAGAATGACGAGAAGGACCTGACTTTCAGGATTAGGCTTGACTTCTAGTCCTACTGGAGGTTTTAGCCCATGTCAATCATTAGAATTACCAGAGATCTGATTGAAAAAGTTACTCTGACAACACATCCAAAGACACACTTTCTTTCGTCTTCTCAGGAGAGTGTTAATGATGAGCCTGTTGAAAGCTCAGGAATACTAAGCACAACAGGTACAATGGGTCAGGCTAGCCTTGTCGCAAGGACTAACAGTGTTGTAAAGGGCACTCGAATTTTTGACACAGAGAGCTCCCTTTTTGACGAAGACCATTCGTCTCTTTTGATCAATCTTCACGCAGCTCAGGAGCTATCTGGAACTACCACAGACATACAGAGCTACTTAGGTCACGCGACTCCTGGCTCTCACATCTCTACGGATGATGGAAATTGTGCCAGTGCTGATATTACATTTATTGCAACTCCTTTAAATGGCCACACAGTTGTAATAGCATCTGCCTCGATGACTGATACATACACCTTTGACACCAGTAGGGTCCCAACAGACAGCACACATGCACTTGTTGGAATATCGGGTGTAACTACGCTTACCGGATTCGCTAAGTCACTAAGAATATCGATCATGTCTGCCAGTCTGCGCAATGATATTCAAATTACAGCAGCACCTCCAGCCGGGGCAGTTTTAACAGTCCACCAGATGGTGAAAGGAACAGGTGGAAATGGAAAGACAATTACAGGAACCGCGCTGTCTGCTGGAAAGATATCTGTTACAGAATTTTCTGGAGGGACATCCAAGCTAAGTGATGATGATCCGACAAATCCAGGACATCTAGGCTACCTAAAGGGAGTTAGAGAGCTTGATGTTCCAGCTAAGAGTAAAAAGGTCTTTGGCATTGATAGATTTAGACCTCCCTGGCTGTTTCAAAATGATCACGAAGATTTTGACCTCCAGACTCAGCCTGCTGGAAGCTTAAAAGCTAACAGAAGAATGATTAAGAATCAGGTGAGAAATGTTCTCTTGCCTGCTTATAGGTCCCAATTTACGCACCCTAACTATGCCTATACAAACTATCACACGTTAAACTTTTTCACTTCTTCAATTAACTGGGTTTCCACAGACGGAAGTAGAACAGAAGCTACCAGCGTCCCTTATAAGTGGATGAATAGTAAAGTTTTAATATATGAGCAACTCACCGGTTCAGTAGATTCTCTCGAAGGTGAATACGACAAAGATCGAACTGTGCACAGGTATAACGGAAAATATGTTCCTGAAACAGGCTTTACATTTGACTTCTACATTAATCCAAGATACACGAATGACGTTGATAAGTCCCCTCGAAACGGAGAGTTTAGAGCTGGAACAATTATGCACGTCAGCGGTGCCTACGCAGTCAGCCTAGTCTCAGGCTCAAGTAGAGCTCCCGACGGTTCAGTAGATGGGTATAGAATAATGCTTCAGCTGTCTCAAAGTGCTGAGCACCCACCCTCTAAGTGGCATATTGTCCACGGACACGATAGGCCTGTATTTGCGAGCTCTAGTGTAAACTATAAGAAAACGCCCTATGACCTTGCCTGGGTTTCACCTGATAATTCACTTAAGAGAAATCACTGGCATCATGTTGCAATCAGATGGGGTGGAGATGATGTTAACAACAGCACAGGAAGCTTTTTAATCGATGGTAAGAAAGTTTCTGAGTTTGCACTTCCAGGATCTTCTAGCATTAGACCCTATGTAAATCAAGATAAAGCGGGAGCCTCTTTACTACTACCGCTGTCTGAGAGAATAGAAAGGGTGGGCGGTCCAAGATTCCTTGCTGGAAGAGCTGATCCAAATGCCCTCTTTATTGGAAACTTCTATGAAGGAAAAAATGAAGGTGGAGGAGAAGCTGCAAGCAGCACATCTATTGATAGATTTTTCAATCGTGCTGCTAGAAAGGCAGAGGGGTTTACATTAAATTTAACAGGTACTGCACCCTCTCCTACGATGCAGAAATATGATCCAGTTGCAACCTTTAATCACCCTCTTAACGCTGAGGTTCATGATCTTAAGATTTACAATAAATTTAGAACAGATTCTCAGATCTACACAAGCTCCATTCAAGGGCCGGATACTTTAAAAGATCTTCTATTCTACGTTCCCCCTTTCTACATTAATGAAAATAGAAAAAGAAACTTTTTGTCAAGTGCTGGTATAACATCATCTAGAAGAGAAAGAATTGTAGATTCTGGAGGAGCTTCGTATCCAGATGGTGTGGATGAGCCTTTTCATTATCCTGCTGATGTCTTTACACAGCCATTTACTTCATTTCCCTTTAATGCGGGAATGTCTATGAATATCGATACAACTGATATCAATGTTGAGAATTATTGCAAGGACATCGTTACAAACACTTATCCTAGATTGTTATTCTTAACCTCTTCCATGAATTCAACCAGGGTTGAGGCGACGACTGGTGTTAAAGACATGTGTCTAACAGCATCTAATTTTATGTTTGATAATTTTTGCACTGGATCAATAAAAGCTAGGGCAAATTTTATTCTTCCATGTGATAATGGAAAGTTTCAACCAAACTACAAGCATGTTCACACAGGATCAACTGACATATCAACAGGATCAGAAGCGTATCTTTATAGGGATGATATTGGAAACTTTGATCCTAGCTTAATAAACCTTAGCAATGTATTTGTTACACCTCCCACCTACATAACAACAAAAATTGACGACGATGGCAGGCTGATAGATACCATAGCACAATTTTCATCATCGATCGGAACGTTTGGCGACTATGGAGAAGAGATCGATGTCTTCGCCTATCCAACCCCACCTTATCCGTTTATGCCGACAGCGCTAAATACTGCAAATAATCACTTTCTTGTCTACCAAGCATCTAGAGATCCTTCAAGCAATGAGATTGTCTTGTTTAACATACCGAATCTATTTTATGGAAATAGAATTGAGCCAGGAACATTTACCCTTACAGACTCTAATGTAACTGGGTCAAGAGGAAAAGTGAGTATTACCTTAAAAGATGACGGCTTTGGAACGCTATATCGAGCTGATTCTGCGACAGAGCATGCTATGTCAAATGGAGTGGGAAATATCTTCTATGACGAAGGATTAGTTCTAATTAAATCTCCTCATCTTAAGTTTTTTGGAAAAGATCAGTTTGAGGTGTCATTTACGGGAGAGCAAAATATTCATGTCATGAAGATCAATGTTCCTTGCCGCCCAGGGATGATCAATAGCTCTTCAAACCCAGGATTTAGAGTCCTCTCTGCATCGCTAAATGCCAACGATGAAGATTCTAAGTTCGTCTATATTACCGGAATATATTTTCATGATGACAATATGAATGTTATTATGAAGGCAAATCTTGCCCAACCCGTTGTCAAACGAGATGGGGACAATCTTCTATTTTCACCCAAGCTGGACTTTTAATATGATTCTTGGTCTTGACATATCTACTAGTTGCACAGGCTGGTGCATAATAGACTCTTCGTCAAAGCTTGTGAAGATGGGATACGTCCCACTTAAAAAGGAAAGATCGCCCTTTACAAAGGCAAAAAAAGTTAGGCAAATACTTTCAGAAATAAACATTCAGTATGATATTGAAAGAATTTGCATTGAGGAAAATCTTCAAGCTTTTCGACCGGGCCTTTCCTCTGCAAAGACTCTTTTAACACTAGCTAGGTTTAATGGTGTTGTTAGCTACCTTGTCCAAGAAGAGTTTTGTATTTCTCCAGAGTTTATAAATGTTAACACTGCCAGAAAGTCTCTTGGTATTAAAATTAAAAGATCAAAAGACGGAGGCGCACCCACAAAGAATCAAGTTCATGACTGGGTAAGCTCTCAGATCTCAGAATCATATCCATGGCCTACGAAACGACTAAAGTCAGGACCAAGAAAGGGAAAAGAGGTTTATGAGCCTGCCTGTTTTGACATGTCTGACGCATATGTCATAGCACGAGCTGGTCAGATTATTTGAAAATATTTTTAATCTGTGATATGATTTATATGTGGTAACATTTACAAAAAAGATTTCATTTCTTAGAAGAGCTTTTGGTCATTGTGAGCTCGATAGGAAGAAAGAGAATGCCATATTTGTTTGTCCTAGCTGCGGCCGCGGAACGGGTAAGCGAAAGTTCTATATTAATCTTGACACCTGGCAGTGTCATTGCTGGTCATGTGGCTTAAAAGGAAAGACAATCCTCAGCGTTTTAAGAAAATATGGAACGAGAGAAGATGTTGAATTATTTTTAAACATCTTGGGTAAAAAAGGTTCTATCTCACCTTCTGAGAAGGTGGAGGGTCTTGATGAGAAAGTTACACTTCCTGAGGGCTTTATTCTTTTAGCAGATCACCAAAGATCTATAGACCCAGATGTTAGGTCATGCATACGCTATCTTGCTTCAAGAGGGCTTCGAGAGAGAGATCTTTGGAGGTATAGATTTGGAACTGTTAGATCTGGAAGGTTTAAAAGAAGGATAATAGTTCCATCTTTTGATATGTTTGGTGATCTAAACTTTTTTGTTACAAGATCAATTGATCCAGGGGTAAGAAGAAAGTATATAAACTCCAACAACAATAAGAAGAATATAGTGTTTAATGAGATTGACATTGACTGGAGTGCCGAGCTTGTACTTGTTGAAGGACCTTTTGATATGGTGAAAGCTGGTGAAAATTGTGCGTGCATACTCGGATCAAGTCTCACAGATGACCATCTTCTATTTTCAAGGATTGTATCAAATCAGACGCCTGTCGTCTTGGCTCTTGACGCTGACATGAAAGAAAAGCAGCAAGAAATAGCTAAAAATTTAAGCTCATATGGCTGTGAAGTTAAGATAGCATCTTTGGGAGATTTTTCCGACGTTGGTGATATGAGTCGAGAAGAATTTAAAAATGCAATGATTAACTCTATTCCCTGGAGCCCATCTCAAAGGCTTAAGATGAGAATTGGATCTCTTCGAAGTGGATCTCTCTTCTAGTTCATAATATTTATGCTTGTTGCTTAAGGAAAATATGATGAAGATTAGCAGAAGCCAGCTTAGAAAGATGATTAGAGAAGTTATGGTTGACCTTGAAGAAGATGCAGTCTTTTCTCAGCCTGATCGACTTGGATTGCAGCCTGAAAGAGATATCCCTGGACAGACGCCAGACCCTATTTGTAAAAAGTGCAAAATAAGACACCCAGTCAATGGTTGCGGAATGGATCATGCAGACCATGAAGAAGAGGGAAGAAATCTAAGCTATGGAGATCATCCATCTGCAGATAGAGAAGGTCGAATGACAAGAAGCCAGCTATTCAAGGTTGCAAGATATGCGCAAAGCTTACACGATACCCTAAGAGATGATGACGATCTACCAGAATGGGTTCAGGCTAAAGTGTCAGTTATGTACAGCGATATTGGAAAGATTAAACACTATCTTGAGTACAAGCTAAAGCGGATGGAAGACTGATCTTTTTGTACAGTTGGGTTTAATATCATAATATAAATTATATGAGGATAATTCACATAGCAGATGTCCACTGGCGTGGGCTTTCTCGCCACGATGAATATAGGGAATCATTCTCAGCTTTTATTAAGCAGGCTAGAGACCTACAGCCCGATATCATCTATATAGGCGGGGATATAGTTCATTCTAAGACTCAGGGCATATCACCTGAGCTTATTGATTGTCTTTCTTGGTGGTTTACAGAGCTATCAAAAATATGTCACGTCCATGTGATATTAGGAAACCATGACGGGCTTCTTAACAACAGAGGCCGCCAGGATGCAATTAGTCCAATCCTGTCAGCTCTGGATAATCAGAAGATTCATCTCTATAAGGAATCAGGTGTTTACCCTACGGGTGTAACAGGGTTTAACTGGTGCGTCTTCTCTTGCTTTGATGAAGAGGGGTGGGATAGGGTTATTCCTATTGAGGGTGAAATAAATATCGCCCTTTATCATGGCGGTGTATGGGGGTCAAAGACTGATATTGATTGGGAGATTGAGGGAGAGGTAGATCTTGAATTCTTTTTAAATTATGATTTTGCCCTTCTTGGTGACATTCACAAGACACAATTTCTAAATGATAAAAAGACAGTAGCCTATTGCGGCTCATCTATTCAACAAAATTATGGCGAAGACCCTGGAAAGGGATTTTTATTTTGGGATATTAGATCAAAAGATGATTTTGACGTTACATTCTATGAGATTCCTCATCACAAGCCTTTTGTCACAATTGACTGGTTGGGAAGTGTAGATTTAACACTTGCTTCAACAGGAAGCATAGCAGATGGATCAAGGTTTAGAATCAGGTCAGATAGAAAAATACATCAGACTGATATTACAACTCTCTATAGGCGCCTCAAGGATTCAAAGCGTGCAACAGAGATTGTTTTTAAAATTGATCAAGATGTAGATCCCGGAACAATAGATGCCGGAAGTGAGTCATTTTCAAAAAAGAACCTTAGAGACTTTAGTGTTCATCAAAAATTAATGAGAACATATTATGAAAATACAGAAATATCACCAGAAACTTGGTCTAAAATTGAAGAAAAGATTTCTAAATACATTGGAAATATTTCCAAAAAAGACTCTATTACTAGAAACACTAGATGGTCAATTAGAAAGCTAAGTTTTGATAACACATTCGGATATGGAAAGGGAAATTCTCTTAATTTTGACAAGCTTGGAGGAATTACTGGAATTTTTGGAAAGAACAGGCAGGGAAAATCATCCATAATTGGGTCTCTAATGTATTGCCTCTATAACACCACAGACAGAGGCGGGATTAAAAATATCCACATAATTAACACGAGAAAGAAGCACTGTAAGGCATCTGTTGAAATAGATGTTAATGGTGTCAAATACAGAATCGACAGAGGGACAGTTAAGCATCAAGCCAGAAAAGGACATGTATACGCAACGACAAACCTGGCAATATCAAAAATAGATGAATCAGGAAGTGTCATAGAAGATATGTCAGGTGAGCAAAGAAGGGATACAGAAAAAGTTGTTCAAAGCTTGATCGGAACATCAGATGATTTTTTACTAACTTCTCTATCTTCTCAGGGTGAAATGAATGCCTTTATTAAGGAAAAGGCTACTTCTAGAAAAAATATTTTAAATAAATTTTTAGATCTTGAAATCTTTGATCAGATGTTTGCAATGGCAAAAGATGACTCAGCAGAGATTAGATTAAGGGCTAAGAGCTTGCCCAAGATTGACTGGGAAGACGAGATTAAAAATCAAGAAAGGGAGATATTTGAAAAAAGAGAGAAGATATCTAAAGCTGAAGCCTTCCTAAACAAACTAAGGTCACAACACCAAAATCTAAAAATACAACTAGCAACATCGCCCGATAGAGATGTTGTTACCACTACCGACGTTTCTAATCAGAGAGATTTGATCTCAAGTGTTTTAGGCTCTCTAAAGTCTGCAAAGAATCTTTTGAAAGACCTTTCTTCTGAAGTTTCCGACTCTGAATTAAAAATTAATAAAATTAATACTGTAAGATCTCAATTTCCTCTTGAAGACATAAAGGAAAAGCTCTTAGAGCTCAGGCAGAATAAGACGGACTTGCTAAAGCTAGAGCACGAACTAGATAGACAAAAAACTGTTTTAAAAAATCAAGAAAGATCTATTAAGAAGCTTGAAGGAGTTCCGTGCGGTGATCAATTTCCTTCATGTAGATTTATTAAAGATTCTCATCGAAATAAGCTAAAAATAGAAGATCAAAAAGAGCTTATATCACTGATTTCATCTCAAGCAAAGTCAGCTCGTCGAAGAATTAAGACGCTTGAGTCCGAAAACCTAGAAGAAAAAATTAATCGATATGATGATCTTATTAATAAAGAATCTGAGCTTAAGGTCAATATATCTTCAGTAAGAATAAAGATTCATGAGACAAATAGTGAGATTTTATCTCTTGAAAAAAAGTTAGACTCTGCAAGAGATGATCTTTCCAACATGGAGATACACGTTGTTGATGATGTTGATGATAGCGTTGCGATAAAGCTTAAGAAGAAAATTTCTGATATCTCTAGTAAGATAGTTCAAGCAGATGCTAGAAGACTAAGTCTTGTTGAGCAGATTGGAAAATGTGAGATGAGGCTAGCCAATCTTGTAGAGGAAAGAGATCTTTCTGTTCGAATATTCAATGAACTCGAAGTTTATGATCTCATTATGCAAGGAGTCTCCAAGCGCGGAATACCCAGGCTGATAATGAGGTCTCAGCTCCCCTATATTAATAGTGAAATTTCAAAAATACTTCAAGGGGTCATGGGCTTTACTGTTGAGCTAGAGGCAGACACTGATTCAAATTCAATGGATGTTTTTATTAACTACGGAGACTCTAAAAGAGTTATTGAGCTAGGATCTGGAATGGAAAAAATGATATCTTCTCTTGCAATTAGGGTTGCCTTGATTAATGTATCTTCTCTTCCAAAGCCTGATGTATTTATTATTGATGAGGGATTCGGTACACTAGATGAAAATAACGTTGCTTCATGCAACCTTCTTCTTGACTCAATGAGAAAGTGGTTTAAAAATATTTTAATAATCTCTCATGTTGACGGAGTCAAAGATGTTGTTGACAATGTTCTAGATATATCATCAAATGGAAAAAATGCCGAGCTCAAATATAACTAAAATATCAAGCGAAATCGTTCAAATTGAACATAGACTAGGGTTCACCATTGTCAAGCCCCTTCACGATAGCGGGGATGTTATTTCACTATTTTGTGATATTTGTGAGTTTGTTCTTGGAAGTGAAACGGACTTTATCTATTATAAAAAATATAAATGTTGCTTTTCGTGTGGGATAAAATGGGCTGATCTAAATCAAGATCTTTGGCATGAAGGTTGGAGGCCAGAAAAGGCCGATATAGAAAAAGAGATAGAAAGAAGATCCCATGAGCCAGTCTCTTTCTCTCTATAGAAATATATAGATGTAGGAGTATTTGTAATGTTAAGCTTTCGCGAAGTCAACGTACTTGGAAATATTTGTGATACAACTGTTGGAAAGTCTTCAACAGTTAGGTCTCCAACAATATCAATTAAAACCAGCCTTCAGGATGATAAATTTTCTGTAACGTATATAACAATTGTAAATTTGGCTTCTGTTTATGAAATGAGAGATCTTGCAAAAAGATATGAAGAAGAGTCAATTAAAATTATTAATGAATATATGAAAAATGTCAAGAGAGACTTTAGATCAGAAGCTGGTCGATCTCTAAAGGTTAAAGAGCTAAATTCATCCGACACGATGGATGTAATTACTGCTTCGGCTTTTTCTCCTAGAAGAAATGCATACTATAAGAGAACGACAACGTTTCGTATAGAATAATGGCGACCACAAACAAGTCCAGGCAAGTTAAGGAAATTATCAAGTGTGGAAAAGATCCTGTATATTTCTTTAACAAATATGTAAAAATCCAGCACCCAGTCCGGGGATTGATATCTTTTGACACATACCCGTTCCAGGACCAGTGTGTAGACGACTTTATTCAAAATAGGTTTTCTATAATAGTAAAGTCTAGACAGCTAGGTTTATCAACTCTTACAGCTGCCTATGCTGTCTGGCTGGCAATCTTTCAGAAAGATAAGAATATTCTTGTTATTGCAACAAAGCTAAGCGTTGCACAAAACTTTATTAAAAAAGTTAAAACAATGATAAGAAATCTTCCTCCCTGGCTTGTCCTACCGCAGATAGTGACAAATAATAAGCAGCTTTTGGAGTTTAGCCATGGTTCATCAATTAAGGCAATTCCCACTTCTGAAGATGCAGGTCGATCTGAAGCCCTGTCTCTTCTAATTGTTGATGAGGCAGCTTTTGTGAGAAATTTTGATGAGCTTTGGATGGGGCTATATCCTACAATTTCAACAGGTGGCCGTGTTGTCATTCTATCAACTCCAAACGGTGTAGGTGGTCAATATCATGAACTATACACAAATGCTGAGGCGGGCTTAAATGAGTTTAAAGCAATAAGACTTCCCTGGGACGTACATCCAGAGCGAGATCAAGAATGGTTTGAGAAAGAGACAAGAAACTTTTCTGCTAGAAAGGTTGCTCAGGAGTACTTATGTGATTTTGCCTCTTCTGGTGAAACATTTCTCACAGATGATGATCTAAAGTATCTTCAGACCCAAATACAAAGCCCAGTTGACAGAGGTGGGAGAGATATGAATGTATGGATTTGGAAATACCCTCTGTCAGATCATAGATATATTCTATCTGCTGATGTTGCAAGAGGAGATTCTAAGGACTATTCTGCATTTCATATAATTGATGTAGATGTTGGTGAAGTAGTCGCAGAGTATAAGGGAAAAATACCTCCTGATGATTTTGCAGTTCTTATAAATGAGTTTGGATTAAAATACAATAAGGCAATAGTCTGCCCAGAGAACAATAGCTATGGATTTGCAACAATAATCAAGCTTAAAGATCTAAACTATCCAACTCTCTACTATAGAAGAAGAAAAGCTGTCTTAATTGGAGATTATATTCCTCCAGGAGATACTGAAATTGCAGGCTTTACAACTAGCGGAAAGACAAGAGGGTTGATTTTGACAAAGCTTGAGGAGGTTATTAGAAACAAGCAGATTACAATTCGATCTTCTAGATTTTATGAGGAGATGAAAACTTTTATCTGGAAGGGCAACAAGGCGCAGGCGATGCGCGGAAACTATAATGACGATCTAGTTATGAGTCTTGCAATAGGTCTTTGGCTTTATGACTCTGCCTCTGACCATAGTAGAAATTCCGCCGCCCTTAATAAGGCAATGCTAGAAGCAATGTCAGTAAAAAAGAATACTTTTGACATGCCAAGAGATATTCCTGGAGCTCTATCAGAGGGTAGGCCTTATAATCCAATTACAACAGACTCAGATAAAAAAAATCCCGGTCGATGGGAAGATCGCTGGGGAGAAAAAAACGTTATACCGCCTGAATATGACTGGGTGTATAAATAATTTATGTAGGATTGCTATTGATGTATAGTAGATCTGGAGAGTTTTATGGCAGAAAGTAATCGAGAAGGTCTCTTTAGAAGACTGACTAAGCTATTTAGAAGTGGACCGGTCGTTAAGCGAAGAATTAAGGCTTCTTCTGGAGATAGTCCGTCTTCTGCTTTTGATATATTCGGAAAGACTCAAAGTCACGTCTATAGCACAGCAATGAGTGCATATGGGACTTATGATAGAATGGCCAGATACTCAGACTTTAGTGAGATGGAATACACACCTGAGATCGCCAGTGCTCTTGATATCTATGCTGAAGAATCTGCCGCTACAGATGAAAACGGTCATGTTCTTCATGTTCACTCTGAGAATCCAAAAATTAAACAGCTCCTTGAGGATCTCTTTCTTGATACAATTAATATTGAATTTAACTTAACGTCTTGGGTTAGAAATCTTTGTAAATACGGAGACTTTTTTCTGTTTAATGACTTAAGCCCAGACCATGGCATTATAAATGTTCTCCCAATTCCCGTTAATGAGATAGAGAGGGAGGAGGGCTTCGACCCACAAGATCCGATGGCAGTTAGATATCGGTGGGTAACACAGGGGAATCAAGTCTTAGAGAACTGGCAAATAACTCATTTTCGCCTACTAGGGAATGATGCATTTTTGCCGTACGGCTCTTCTGTTCTCGAGTCTGCAAGAAGAATTTGGAGACAGCTAATTTTAGTTGAAGATGCAATGCTAGTCTATCGAGTCGTCAGGTCTCCGGAAAGACGAGTCTTTAAGATTGATGTTGGAAATGTACCTCCAGAAGATATTCCAAATTACATGGAGCAAGTTCAGTCGACACTAAAGAGAGCTCAGGTGGTTGACAAAAATACAGGAAGAGTTGACTTAAGATACAACCCGCTTTCTGTTGATGAAGACTATTATCTTCCTGTAAGGGGCTCTGAGTCAGGCACATCTATTGACACTCTTGCTGGAGGTCAAAATGCTACTGCCATTGAAGATGTTGAGTACATTCAAAAGAAGCTATTTGCAGCACTTAAGATACCTAAGGCATATCTTGGATATGATGAAGGCTTAGGCGCCAAGGCGACACTGGCACAGGAAGACATAAGGTTTTCTCGTGCAATTAATAAGATTCAAAGAACTCTAATCTCAGAATTAAATAAAATTGCCATCATACACCTTTATTCATATGGCTTCGAAGGAGAAGATCTTCTCGATTTTAGCTTACAACTTTCCAATCCCTCAACTGTTGCTCAGCAGCAAAAGCTAGAGCTTTTTAGGTCTAGGTTTGAGATTGCAGGCGGAGCACCTGAGGGAATGGTCGATAGAAACTTTTTAAGAAAGACAATTCTAGGCCTTACTGATAAGCAGATAGAGGAAATAGAGAAAGGAAAGCTTGAAGATAAGCTTATAGATCTTAAAATTGAAGAAGCCAAGCTTCCTGAAGGCGGTGAGGCAGGTGGAGATGAAGGGGGAGCCCCTGAAGATGACATGGGTCCTGAGGAAGAGATGGCTGGTGATAATAGAAACACCAACAATCTTCCTATCATTTCAACAGAGGTTTCTCCATATTCAACACCTGTATCTGAATCTGATGATGATTTTGACAACATAGTAAAGTTTAAGCTTAATGATGAATCTGCACCGATTAGGGCAGCAGATAAGATTAAAAAATATTCAGCTATACTTTCTGAGGGCTCTTCTGAGGGTGATGACTGCGATGAAGAAGAGGACGAAGAGTCTTATGAATATTCTCCAGAAGAACGAGAGAGAAGAAATAGAAATAGAAGAGTTAAAAATACTGTAACTGCTATGGGAGATCGAGGTCTCTTTCCTGATCTTTCAAAAATGACATCAATTGACACAAAAAGAGGGTCTAACACAGGTGATCCTTTCGGGATGCAGGCACACAGAAGAGATTTTTTAATAGACCCAAACCCGTTAAGTGAAGATCTTTCCAACAAAAATGAAGATGATCAAGGTGATTTCTTTGAAAATTTTATTAATAGAAAGATAACGCAGCAGTCAAGAATGACATCAGATATAAGTTCTACTTTGAAATCCCTTGAGAGTAGAATAAATATTTCTAACAGTAGCATTCTTGCTGAGTCAATAGAAGAAGATGAAGAGATAGATTAGATGAAAAGTTCTCACAATAAAAAAAGAAACGTTGGAGTAATATATGAACTCCTACTAAGATATGTTTCTGATCGTCTTGTCTCTGGAAATAACAGTGATGCTCAGGTCGGTTTAAATATTATTGAAAAATATTTTAACGAAGGAACAGAGCTCTATAAAGAGTTTAGGCTTTTTAATGCACTTGCAAAGTCAACTGTAAGCACAACAACTGTGGCAGCAGCAATTCTAACAGAGGCAAAGGGTGCTGCCAGAAGATGCAATTCTGGCCTCTTGGATATTGAGAAATCAGGCTTAATTAGAGAGATCAACTATAATATTGATGATAAAGAATTTTATCACAGAAGAATCCCAGACTATAAGATGTATGCAACCATTCAGACTCTCTTAAATGAATGGAGGCGAGGTGATTTATCAAATCTTTCCATGGTTGCTGTATATGAATCTAGAGTAGTTGAAAATCTTCTTGAGGAAAATAAGGACAAAGATCCAAGCGACTATGTAGATCCAAACATTGACAACCTTGTTGTTAAGATTATGACAGAGAAGTTTAATAAAAAGTATCGAGAAAAGCTTAATGAAGAACAGAAAGATATTATTAAAACTTACGTATTTTCAATGTCAAATGACAATGGTGTAACAATAAGAGAAAGACTTACTCGAGTAAAGACAGATACGATCAGCCAGCTAGATGAACTTCGTGGGACATCCAGCAGCGCTGTCATCTTGGAAAAAATAAGCGATGTAAAGAAAAATATTCTAGAGGCTAAGATGGATACAATTGATGATTCTTGTATATCTAGATTTCTTCTAATATCTAAGCTCAAGTTTGAGCTTATGGAGTAGTGATGGGTAGTGAAGATAAGTTGAAGCTATTGACCGAATGGATGCCTCTTACCTATAGTGCTGAGACGATTAAGGAGGACATGCAGAGGAATGGAGGAAAGATTCTCCTAAAGGGTGTTCTTCAAAAGTCTGACACCTTAAATCAAAATGGTAGAGTATATCCAAGATCTATTTTGGAAAGAGAGATAAGAAATTATCAAAAGTTTATTCGAGAGAATAGAGCCTTAGGAGAGTGTGATCATCCTGATAGCTCTGTGGTTGAGCTTAAGAATGCATCTCATATTGTAAGAGAGGCGTATATGAAGGATGATGTTTGCTATGGGACAGTTGAACTGCTCGACACCCCTAGTGGAAAAATCTTACAAAGCCTTGTCCAGTCTGGAGTGACGCTGGGGATATCTTCAAGAGGTGTCGGAACCACAAGAAATCAAGGAGAGGCACAGGTTGTTCAAGATGATTTTCAGCTAATATGTTTCGACATGGTTTCAGAACCCTCTACTCCGGGAGCATTTATGATGAATGAGGGAAGAGAGGTAAAAAGAGGTGATCTTGATAAAGTTTTTACCAAGAGCGACAGAGTCGATAGAATATTTAATGAAATACTTTCATGGAGAGATGAATAATGGGACAATATTGGCCTAAAGCTGCTGGACCCAACTTTGTTCCAGCATATCAGATATCGGGGGTACCCTTTGTTTTTACCACCTTAAGTCTAGCTGCATCCAATGGCACACCTTTGGAGATTAAATTTCCCGCTGTCACACGGTGGATAATGATATCTGCCAAGGACGCTGCAGCCAATGCTGTTAGGATTGGGTTTAGTGTAAACGGAGTCAAGGCAAATCCATCTGCTGCTAAATATTACTATCTCCTACAGCTTCAGGAAGATGGAAAGACTGGAAGCAGATTTACAGCCTCTACAGGTCGTATGGAGATAAGAACCAAGTCTCTATTTCTCATAGCCAACGAAACAAATACTATTGACGAAGTGTCGATTGTAGCTGGATTGACTCAGATAGATGAGTTTCCCGTTCTTACTGGAAGTAATGGGTTTACTGGAGTTGGATAATGGCAAAGCTTTCTAGAACAGAGCTTAAGGGAATAGTAAAGGAGTGCCTTGTTGAGATTCTTAATGAGGGAATGATGGCAACTGATCACAGCAGCCAGATGAATCTGACAGAATCCAAGTCACGAAGTGTTAACAGAGATTTTTCATCGACGCACAGCGGTATGGTCAAATCTCCTTCAAAAGCTAGACAGCCTACCTCTCCTCGGAGATCTGCTCTTGACTCTATAACGTATGGAATTGATCAAAAGAAACCTGTTAATGAAAATTTTGACAATAATGTTAACAGTGCTGTTAATGTCCTAACAAGTGATCCTACAATGCAATCGATATTTCAGGATACTGCAAGGACGACTTTACAAAATCAAACACAGGCAACCATGTCAGAAAGCTCTCGTACATCACATGAAGCTGCCATTATGACCCAGGGAGATGCAGCTGCTAGAAAAGCTGCTGCTTCTGATCCAATGAATATGTTCTCAGGAGCTTCAGATAAGTGGGCTGCTCTGGCATTTTCTCAAACTCCTAGCAAGTAGATTGAACATTTTTAATATTGGATAATATGTATACTTGTAGTTCACACTCACTACAGGAGAATTTAATGTCTGATGTTAAAAAACTTACTACTTCTCGTCTAAAACAGCTTGTCATGGAAGAGAAGAGGAAGCTCAATGTGAGTGCAGATGAAGTCGATGCTAAAGATATGGCAAATACCTTGGCTAAAAATGTTGACTATCTAAAGGCACTCAAGATTCACGAGGCTAGGCTTACAAGCAAGCTTAAAAAAGTCATAAAAGAAAAAAATAGAGTTAAGAAGAAAATCATAGGAGATCTCTAATATGCCTACCCACAAGCAGGCTACTGTTACCTCCTTTGGTCCGGCCGGTGAAGGCGGAATGGGAAGCAGAAAGCAGTCAAACTTAAATGCCCTCTTTCCCTCATCACCAATGTATACGGGCGATTATAATGAAGAGTCAGTTCTTAATATTGGAATTTCTGCGCTCAATGGTGCAGGCGGTTCCGGCGACAGCACTTCAGGAGTTTCAAAAGGCGTTGTAAATGATGGCGGCCATACCTTTGGAACTTTTAGCTTAAACTATGACAGTGCACCCGATCAGGGAGATGTTAAGACTGGCGGAGGTGGCTTGCCTGCCTCTCCCTATATGCCCAATCCCACATCGCCCGGTCCTGGAAGTATCTTTCCAAACGATCAAGATGAGTTTACAGGTGAGCTTCCTGATCCAGGCGTTGAATTTGGATCCGGGCTTGGCGGTCTCACAAGCCCATCTTCGACTGCTAAGGGAATCTCAAGTCAAACTCTCGGGTCGTATATCTCTGGAAGGTCTTACGAGGGCTCTGACGGGCAGGTGTAGTTTTGCGTCGCAGGCGTTCACAGGATAGTTTGTCTCTTTTACTGGAAATAAAGGGCCCTCCTGCTACAGCGTATACGCCCTATGATGACAGAAAAGGTTCTGGATATGGAACAACAGATCCGCAATTTGATATTACTTATCAAAAAGGTTCACAGTATCCATACACTGAGCCCCCAGACGATCTAGATGACGTCGATTCACCGTTTGAAGAAGAGCCTGATAGCCTGGATAGATTTGTTAGAATGGTCAATCTAGGTGTGTTTAGAAATGACCCGTCTAGGCGACAAGATAGGGCATCATTTGTATCAAATCAAAGAATTAGAATTCCTGAGTCTGGAATTGCTATGAGAAAGGGTGACAGCCTACACGGTACAATTTCACCCATTCCAAAGAAAACGCTGTATAAATCATTCGACGGTCCTGCAGTCGGAGGATCTTCTTCAAACACAGCGTTTAATCCTGGTACTTATAAAAGAACCGGAACGCAGTTCGGAACATCAAGAGCCCCTAAGTGGCTAGGGTCCGAAGAGGATGACCCGAGTGAGGACATGTCTGCATATACTCTGGAGGATATCCTCCATCCAGATGTTAAGGCGGTTGCAAGAGCCCAGGTATCAGCAAGAAAATCAAAAAGAAAGGGTCAAAAATAAACTTAAGTTGAATTGTCTTTGTAGTTTATAACTGTGTGAAATAATTAAACATGTTGAGGAGCAAAAATGTCTAATACACTGTATGATGAAGCAATTGCTGACGCAAGACTTCTGAGAGAGGTTGCAGAGAAAAATGCAAAGCAAGCTATCATTGAATCTGTGACTCCAAAAATTAGAAAGTTTATAGAAGATCAGCTAATTAAAGAGCACTTGCAAAATGATGATCAAGATTTAGAAGATTCTAAAACTAGAAGTCACAGTCGAGAAGACGTTATTCTTGATGAGTCTGCGCTGGGTGCACTTATGGCATTAGTGGAGTCTAATAATACGTCATATCGAAATGCTTTTCAAGAATCAGCTTCAATGTTAAGCAATAAAGACCATAATAAACTTTTAGAAATAACTAGAAAGCTCAAAGAAGATGCAGGAACTTTATCTTCTGATGACATAGTTATAGGACAGGAATTAAATTCTATTAATATTAAGGAGAATTCTAACATGTCGAGAAACAGCGAGACACTTTATGAAGTCGATCTCAGAGACATCGTAAACAGCCTTCATGAGGGAAGAGATGATGATAGCAAGGATGCCCATGAAGGTGGCGATCCAGGTGAGGAGGCTGATCTAAAGGAGCTCTGGGCTCTTCTTGAACAGGATGAGGAGCCCCCTCTTGACGCTATGCCGCCAGAGGATGAAGCTCCAATGGATGATCTTGCTCCTGCCGAGGATGAAGGACCTGAGCTTCCTCCAGATATTGACGCCGCTATCGGCGATCTTGAGCTAGCTATTGCTGATGCCCTAGAGGGTGGAGCTGCACCTGAGGATGCGGAGGCGCTTCCCGCTGACGTTGGAGGCGAAGAAGAACCAGAAGCCCTTGAAGAGATGGTTGATGTTGATCTCAATATGCTTAGAACAGAAATTAGAAGAATGAGACGTCTCTCTGAGGGCGGCGAAGAAGGTGGTGACAGCTCTGTCGAAGAGATGTATCATGAGGCTGATGAAGATGATGATGCCCCACCAGAAAAGCCCAAGGCAGAAGGGGAGAAGGGAGACGTCCAGACAGAGAATCGTAAACTACGTAGAGCAGTCTTAAATCATGGCCGGAATAATCGAGTCATGCGCTCTAAGCTCGATGAATACAGAAGCGCAGTTGAATCGCTTCGTGAGCAACTAACAGAAATGAACCTATTCAATGCGAAGCTGCTTTATGTTAATAAGATGCTTCAGAATAGAGACGTTTCTTCGACACAGCGTCGATCCATAATTGAAGCTCTAGATAGTGCTCGTAGTCTTAGAGAGGTAAAGCTCCTCTATAAGAGCCTTACAGAGTCTATCCAGAAGAGAAAGAATGGAAGAACGCTAAATGAATCTGCGGTCCGGAGAAATCTAGGCTCTGCATCTCGACCCACAGGACGGTCATCAGCTGGTAGTAATGAATCATCTGAGATCAACCGATGGGCGGTGCTCGCAGGAATTAATAACAAGTAAATTCATCAAACTTAGGAGTAAATTAAGATGAGTAAATCCTTTACGTTAAATCAGCTAACAGAAGGCATTCGCCAGCGTCACCTCGGTACGCAGAATAGGCGCCTTGTGGAGAAGTGGTCCCGCACCGGTCTCCTGAGAGGTCTTGACGGTCAAAACCGTGAGACAATGGCTAGCCTTCTTGAGAATCAGGCTGCACAGCTTCTTAGAGAGGCTAATTCAATCGGTACAGGCGCAGGAGCTGGAACAGCTTCAGGTGACCTTAACGGTTTCACAAACATTGCATTCCCAATCGTTCGTCGTGTTTTCGGCGGCCTTGTTGCGAATGAGCTAGTTTCAATCCAGCCCATGAGCCTTCCTTCCGGACTGCTCTTCTATCTGGATTACACCTACGGAACACGCCGTGGTGGTGATGCTAACATCAAGACAGGCGCTGCTGGAGTAGCTGGTGCTGAGACCTATGATGTCGGTCAGTCCATCTACAACCTTCCTTCAGGAAAAGGTGTTCAGTCAGGATCAACCGCCACAGGTGGTCAATATGATCTAGTTGGATCAGGATATTCCAAGGTTCACACGTCTTCAGTTATGGATCTCACCTGGGTTGCTGCTTCAGGTGCTTATGGAAATAGCGCTTCTACAATTACTGCCAAGGTAAAGGCAGTTGCAACAGGTACAGATGGTAAGCTTCTACAGTTCGATCCACAGCTCACCTCTCTAATTGAGGATGACCCTGGTCAAAGCGGACTTGGACGTTTCTCATTCCTCCTGCTCAATCTAAGCAAGTTCCCAGCTAGCATTGACCTAACACAGGCCAAGGAAGTTGGTATCTTCTCACAGACAACTGCTGGTTCTGCTACAGAGATGGCATTTGGAAATGTTCCAGCCTCAATCCAGGGTGGCTCAAACATCAAGAACGTTCGTCGTCTAAACCAGATCGGTACCTGGGATTCATCAGCCGGAGCATTCACTAGTGATCCTTTCGCTACTAGAACTACCGCCAACGCTGTTCTCTTGACAGTTATGACGGGTTGTGATGAGTCTGATAGATTGGATAACAGCCAGCTGAATCTAACAGCTTCGTTCGTTATCTCACCAACACTGGGCGTTGATAGCTCTGACGGTTCAACTCTAACGATTCCATCGTTTGAGTCGGATTTCGGATCAGCTTCACCCTCACCAATGATCCCCGAGATCGACATCAAGATCGAGTCAATTGCTGTTACAGCGGTAACCCGTAAGCTTCGTGCTCGCTGGTCACCAGAGCTCGCTCAGGACCTGAACGCCTACCACAGCCTTGACGCTGAGGTTGAGCTCACCCAGATCCTCTCCGAGCAGGTTGCACTCGAGATCGATAGAGAGATCTTGAATGATCTACTTACACAGGCACAGGGCGCTAACTACTACTGGTCACGTCTACCTGGTAAGTTTGTGAACAAGAAGTCGGGAGCAGCTGCTGACAAGGCAAGCTCACTTTCTTCCGGTCCTCAGTTCACTGGTACAGTCCGTGAGTGGTACGAGACCCTGGTTGAGACCATCATCGATGTTGCTAACGAGATCCACAGAAAGACACTTCGTGGTTCCGCCAACTTCATCGTGACCTCTCCAGAAGTTTCTACAATCTTCGAGGCATCAGTGCTCTACAAGCCAGCCCTCAAGATCGACGGCGACGGACAGGTCGGCGCTCCATTCTCACTGGGTGCAGCTTCAATCGGCTCTCTAAGCAACCGCTTCACAGTCTACAAGGACCCTTACTTCCCACGGAATAAGGTCCTCGTCGGATACAAGGGTGGAAGCTACCTAGAGACAGGTTACGTATACGCACCTTACGTTCCGCTGATCGTCACTCCTACTATCTTCCAGCCGGAAGACTTCACACCCCGTAAGGGCGTGATGACCCGATACGGCAAGAAGATGGTTCGTGGTGACTTCTACGGTACAGTTACAGTTATGGATATGGACGTTATCTAAGATAGCACCTAGTCTAAAGCTGAGGCGGCTCTTCGGAGCCGCCTCTTTTTATTTAAATGTGGGTCCGTGAACCCACCCCACCAGACAATATCTAAAGCCAGAAACAACTTCACTCACTCTGTGAGAGATAAAAGAGGGAAACATCGTTGCCGACCCTTGAAGCCTAACTCCATGACCCTGGTCCATTGACTCAATTATAAGATTTCCTCCATCGTATAACTCAGGATCACTAAGCTGTATTATGAACGAAATTTTTCTACTTGCCGCTGTCGGTGTATTTCCAATGTCCATATGCCATCCAGAATAGTGGTCACCGGAAACATATTTCATTATTTGAATCTCCATTCTCTCTGTAATGTTAAAATTCCAGAATTGAGAATTTGCCTCTCTTATCGCATCTGACATGTCGGATAAATATTTTAAGATAAAGTCATGATTTTCCGACAAGCTGATGATAGAAGACCTTCGGATTTCCGAGTCAGTTACAATCTCACTGTCTCGACCGACCTTGGTCTGAATCCAGTCAGATGAATTCTCATAGAGAGATATAATCTCTTGACACTTTTCCTGGCTAAATAGTTTAAAATTAACAACGTCTGCAACATGAAGATTTTCTTTCATTTTGTCTTCCTCGTTTACATTTTATCATATTTTTAATAATTTTTCATCAATGATTATTTCTCATGAGCATAAATTTGTCTTTTTTAAACCTATGAAGGTTGCTGGCTCCAGTGTAGAAGTCGCCCTAAGCAAGCACTGTGGAGAAGATGATGTTCTAACTGGAACGAATCACTTTGATGAGCTGTCTTCTAGAGAGTATGACTATCCCAGTAGGAACAATATCTTCTCCCACAAGCTAAAGGGTGATGTTGCACTTTCCGCCATGATGCAGAGTGGAAATATTGATAAAGTGACACCTGAGATGATGGAGGCAGGCATCTTCGTTGATGTTCTAGAGCCTAGATTTCACATGCATGCCTTCCCTGATCAGGTCCTCACGCTGTATGAGAAAGACATATCTGACTATAGGATGATCACAATTGTTAGAAATCCGTGGGATATGCTTGTCTCCTTTTTCTGGTGGTCCTTCTATGCCTCTCCAGCTGGATATGTTGACTCTAGAGGGCAGGTTCATAAAGATGGTAATTCTCTAGGGTTTAGTGTCTCAAGCCACCCAGAAGTTGCCCCAAGGGAGTCAGACAACGCCGAGACACTCATGAGAAAGATGGAAGTGTTCTGTCAGCTTTCTGGAGACTTTAAGGGCCCTGATGGTGTGGAGAGAAATCAAAATGTTCTTGACTGGCTAGTTCGAACCAGCGAGAGGTTCTATCAGATAGGCTATGATCACATCCTTCAATATGAAGCACTTCAAGACGACTATGATAAGTTATGCTTCTCCCTGGGCATATCCCAAGAGATACTTCCAAGACTAAAGACAGGCCAGAGAAAGGCAAAGCTTCCGTATCACTGCTATTACAACGCATGGACCAGGAGTCGTATCGACTCTAAGTTTTCAATGTGGCTTGAAAAGTTTGAATATACTTTTGATTAATTGGCTCCTTCTAGATATTTATCACTAAGCCCGGTGCATGGTATAAGGCGGAACCTACACGCTAGCATCGGAAGCATGTACGGTAAACACTAACCTAAAAAAGGAGAAATTATGCCAAGTATTAAAATTGATGGAACTAGAGGTCTAGTCCAGGAAGCTGGTAACACAATGCCTCTCACGCTAGATTCCAGCAACACAGTTGTCAAAGTTGCAGTTGTCAAGAACACATCTGCATTTGTTAGAAATTCAGACTCAATCGTTGAGTGGGCGCAGCCTGCAAACACCTTTATTATGGGAATTGATCTGCTCAGCTTATCAGCACCATCCACAGGCACAGGTAACAGTCTGGGTTATGAAGTAGGAACATCAAGCTCAGGTGCACAGATCGTTGCTACTCATGCTGATGATATCATTGATGTGGGTGCTGATGGAACTGACCTTGCAAAGGGCGGTCTAGTTAGACTTACAATGGTTCGTGTCACAACAGACGACACAACACTAGCTGCAGACGCTTCATACACAGCTTCAGCAAGAACAGTTTATCTTAATACTACTTGTGATAATGCTGCTGCTGTGACATCAGCAGGCACAGTGGCTTGGATTATTAAGTACATTTGTTTCGAATAGAGCATATCTTGCTAATCTATAAAGACACCCTGCTACAGGGTGTCTTTTTTTATTCTTGTATGGGGAATAATTATCTATAGAGATAATTTATGGCGTCTAGTTTAAAAAATCTTAGAAAAGACCTAAGAGACCCTAAGTCTAAAGGGCAAGAGGGGACAGATATCAATTCTAAGTTTTACGCCGATCAAGATATAATGGAAAATAACCTAGTGCTAGACGATAATAGCAAGCAAGAGAGCGATCCGTCCCCAATTAAAAGAGAGATTAAAAAAGATATGAATACTAATGATGATTTTGACTTTGTAGCAGATTATGATGACGCTGTCGAGGGAGAGAGTGGAACGCTTCTCCCTGAGAACACAGCGCCTTCTTCACTTTCAGTAGGCTTTATAGGTGTCGGTGGGGGCGGTGGAAAGATGGCCAAGGCTTTTATTGATATGGGATTTACTCAGACCCTGGTCGTGAACACTACAGATAAAGATCAACCTACAGGATTGGGAGAAGATCACTTTCTCTTGATCCCGGGCGCTGACGGCGTCGGAAAGAATGTTGAGCTAGGTCGACAGATCCTGTCTAACAATAGTGCCCTGGTTGAAGATCATCTTCGATCAAAGGTTGGTCGAGTAGACTGGCTGTTTGTTCTCGCAGGTGGCGGCGGTGGCACAGGAAGCTCGTGTCATTCTCTAGATTCTGCTCTTCAGCGGTACCTTAAGTCTGTTTCTGCTTCTGGAAATGTTGTCTATGTCGTGACCGCACCAACAGCTCAGGAGCTCTTGAATCCCACTATTAAGAAGAACTATGAGGCACTGCTCTCGGATGTCTCTGGATCTGCCCATGTGGTTATAGACAATGAACGACAGCTGCAGCTTCTAAGAGGCAAGGTTGGAATGCTGGGACTTTATCCTACTGCCAATAAGAACTTTGCCAAGCTAATTGCACAGGTTCTAAAGCTGTCTTCAGAATCATCTCCAATTCAGACATTTGACTCAAAGGATCTTGAAGCATGCCTGTCGACAAGTGGGAGGCTTTTTCTTGGAACGACAGTCGTTAAAGATCCGAGTGATTCTAATTTAGGCTCCATGATTTATCAAAATTGCATGACTAAATCCCCCTGCCCCTCACCAAGCGGCAAAATAAAGACGGGTGTTCTTCTTCTCGTAGTTACAGAAGCGATGGCTTCAGACCCAGCCATTAGTACACAGCTCGAAGCGGCTATCTCTTATGTCGGAGGAAGAACAGATGCTCTGTTCTCTGGTGTCTATGTTAGAGAAGGGCTTCCCGGTCTTGTAGCTATTTCAGCTCTGGGCGGAATTGAGTAAAAAATAAGAAATCTTTTAGAGATTTTTATTCAAATATGCTGAAGACCTCCTAGTAGGGTCCACGATCAGTATTTTCATTGTTGAATCTCCAGTTTGAGTCCATACTTATGGATAGTTATTGAATCAATTGGAGTGTCAATGGCAACATTTGCAAATACAACGAATCCCACGCCCTTTGGGTTCTTTGACGCTGACACAGACTTTCAGGCGGAAGCTGATAATATCATCACTTTTGTCAAGAGAAAGATGGGTGATGACATCTTGTCTGTTGAGCTAACTAAGAAGCAGATTTGGGCTAACTTTGAAGAGTCTTGTCTGGAATATGGTTCGATATTAAACCAATATCAAGCAAAGTCTCAGTTGGTTCAATTCTTAGGAATGCCCACTACTGGGTCTGATGGTCACATGTCAGGATCAGAAGGAAAATACCCTAGAGAGAATCTTGAGTATCTAATTAGATTTGCTGAACCGTACGCCATGGAGGCTGGAGTCGGTGGATCATATGACATGATATCTGGTTCAATTGAACTTGAGAACGGTCGTCAAGATTATGATATTTACTCTGAGCTTAAAAATGCAGCTGGAGATACAATATTCACTTCTGGTTCAAATGCTCGACCTAAGACAAAGTTAAAGGTAAGTGAAGTGTTTCATTTTGGACCCGAAGCTGCCTATAGGTTCTTTGATACAACAAGTGCCATAAACTATCTTAATAACGAATTTTCATTTGAATCATTTACACCTGAGACTATATTCTATGTTCTTCCAGTCTTTGAAGATATCCTAAGAGCAGGGCAGCTAGATCTCTCCAATAGGGTCCGTAGGTCAAACTATTCCTACAAGCTCATTGGTAAAAACTTAAGAATATACCCGCAACCTACAAACATAGAGACAAAGAAGCTATATCTGAGAGTGATGTATCATCCAGATCCACTAAATCCATCTTACCATGATGAGACTATTGGGGGTGTTTCGAATCTCTCTAATATTCCATTTGGAAATTTAAACTATAATAAGATTAACAGCATAGGTAGACAGTGGATACGACAATATGCTCTTGCCCTATCAAGAGAGCAGCTTGGGTTAATTAGGTCAAAGTTTGGAAACATTCCTGTCCCGGGTGCTGAAGTTTCTTTAAATGGTTCCGATTTAATAACCCAGGGAAGGGCAGATAGAGACGCCCTCGTTACTCAACTAAAGGAGATGCTAGATACTTTGACATATGACAAGATTATGGAGACAGCTTCAAATAGAGCAGAATTTATACAGAAACAGCTCAGATTTTCACCCATGCCAAATGGGTGGTCAATTTTTATGGGGTAATAGATGGCTAGACTTTTTATCACACCTAGAGAGATAGATTTTATTAATGATACTGCAAAAGAGCTTGTCAAGGATGTCATAGGTCAGAAGATTTACTATTTTCAGATATCAGAAATTAAAACAAATGTTCACGATGTCTATGAGGAAGCTCCTGAGAAAATTTTTGAGACTCCAATAGCCATCGATGCTCTAGTAAAATATGAACCACAAGCCATCAAGACAAATAGGTTCGGTAGTGAAGAATATTACGGAATAGAAGTCTATATTCAAAAGAGAGATCTAATCGAAAAGGGAATTAAGATACTAGAGGGTGATTTTTTTAGCTATGGAACTGTATTTTTTGAGGTTGTTACAGCTCCTGATTCGAATGATATTTTTGGAGAAATTGAATACAAGAGCTTTATTACTGTCAAAGGTAAGCAGGCAAGAGCTGGTCAATTTGTTTCCAGAGTGTTTGGTCCGACTTCTGAGGAATATACAGATGAAGATGCTGTTCAAGAGACGTTTATCCAGCAAAGAGGATTTGAAAACAATAGAGATGGACCGACTGCAGACAGAAGAAATCTTAGAGAGAAAGGTGTTCTTGATGAGCCAATATCTGGTCCTTCCGAAGTCTCTAGGAGAGGAATTTCTGGAAAGACGGGGTCTAGCTTTTATGATGAATAGACTGGGAGAAGTAGATGGCTGAAGGAATTCCACCAAAGTTTGAAGGTACAAACATACCTGAAGATTTTCATATTCCTAGTTGCGGAATAGAAGATATTGATAGAGCTGTATTTGAATTGTTTGATAAGCGATTAAATTTTTCAATTGAGGTCGACGGAGAGTCTAAAAAAGTTCCTGTTGTCTTTGCTGCCGGTGAAAGATTTGCCCTAACTAGAAGATCTTCTAACTTTAGAGACGTCAATAACACACTTATACTTCCAATTATCTCTATTGACAGGGGGGCAATTGACTTTTCTCCCACGCTTGGGGGATATGGGACACCAATCGCAACAAGAGATCAGATATCATATACAGTAAAGAGAAGACTGAGCGAGGCTGATAGAGACTATCAAAACATAGTCAATAAAAAGAGACTTAAGAATCAGTCAAATGTTGCAACAAGGGGAAATTTTGGGAATACTACTGAATTTCCCGGACTTTATTCTAAGCCTGGGTCTGCGGCGTCAAGAAGAAATTCAACAAATTTATCCTTTTTAAGCTCTCATCCTGAAGATTTGTTTAATCCCGATCTTGGAAATAATATTTTTGAGATCATTACACTTCCATATCCAGAATTTATTTTAATTGAATATAGTGTTTCTTTTTGGACTCAGTATATGCAAAATATGAACAAGCTTCTAGAGTCAATGTTGATTCAATTTGATGGACAGGAAAAGGCATTTCAAATCATTACAAGAAACGGATATGAGCTAGTTGCCTACTTTCAGGGACAGTTTTCAGCTGACACTAATTTTAATGACTACACAGACACAGAGAGGGTCATTAAGTATAATTTTAATCTTAAGGTCCCAGGTCCAATCATTGCACCTGACGTAGAGGGATTACCAAACCCATTTAGAAGATTTCTTTCAGCGCCTCAGATAGACTTTGGAGTTAAACAGGTGAGTACACAGATTTCTTCAACCTCTGCCAAAGGACCTCCAGAAAATGATATTAATAAATTTATACTTAGCGACGTTGAAGAAATGGACGCAAGAGGAGATCAACCCACTCAGCGTGGGAGGGATGGAGTTAGACAACTACAGGCAATTAAAGACCCATTTACTGGCAAGGAGACCAAAAAGTTTGTAAAGATTTTAACTAGAAATCAAAGGGCGGGAGAGACAGTTGCAAGCTCTCGAATTATTGTCGACCTAGAAACAATAAATGATACTGATACTGAATAAGACATTTGATGTTCAGGTCAATAGTTATATGTGTGTAGACTGATTTAGAGGAGAATGATCTATGGCTGAGCAGACCTTCAGATCGCCAGGATTTTTTGAAAGAGAAATTGACCTATCTGGCAGAGTTCAGGAAGTTGCCGGAACTCCTGCCGGAATTGTTGGAACTTCAGAGTTCGGTCCAGCGTTTATTCCCGTCACCGTGGGATCTTTTGCAGACTTTAAGTCTAGATTTGGTGATTTAGATTCAACAAAGTTTGGACCATATGCAGTTAATGAGTTTCTTAAGAACAGAACTGCTGTAACATTTATGAGAGTCTTGGGAGCAGGTGCAAATTCTAATAGTACGGATATTCAAAATACTATTAACTTGGGCACTGTAAAGAATGCAGGATTTAGAATAAAAGGAGCTGAGGTCGGAAACGGCCACAAGGCTCACAAAGGCTCAGTTCAATTTTTAGGTGCAAAGCACACGTTGCAAACTAACGAGGCATTTGGCTATCCTGTATTTACAGACAATGACAGCTTTAATGTTTCACAAGGGGGAGATGTCTTTCTCATCCGTGGGATGATATTTACATCAACAGCCAGCCTCGTTCAAGTTCTCCCATACTGGGCCTCATACCCATCTTCAGGATCCAGAGTTGAGGATGTTGCTGCTGTTGGGATGAACATAAATGACTCTGTAAATTATAAAAAGTTTAAGATAGTAGTTTCAAGTTCTGTTGGGTCAACATTTTCCAATGACGAAGGGCAAGCTGGGATTAGAATATATACAGCCTCACTAGATCCTTCAAATGAAAGCTATATTTCAAAAATTCTTAACACAAATCCCGAAAGATTTCAGGAAGAGCAGCACCTTTTGTACGGTGATTTTGCTGTTGAAGATGAGATTGCTACAGTTACAAACTATGTTGGAGTTCTTTCAGGATCTGCTTCAACTTCCAAAGGGTCTGGTGACACATCTCAGACCTATAGGGATATGTACGGAAGATTCGATACAAGATATGCTGCTGCAAAGACAACCTTCTTCAGGTCGCAGATGTATGGAAATTCAAAGTACGACTTGTTTTATTTTGAAACTCTAGATGACGGCGCTAATACTTGCGACAAATATAAGATTTCAATCTCCAATCTTAGAAAATCAACTGATCCAAAGAATGAGTATGGATCGTTTACCGTTCTCGTTAGATCGTTTAATGACTCTGACACTGCACAGGAGATACTAGAGCAGTATCCTCTTTGCACACTTGATCCAAATGATGAGAACTTTGTCGCTAGAAAGATCGGAGATCTAAGTGTTAAGTATAACTTTGACACACTAAGCGAAGATGAAAGAAGATTCGTAATATCAGGAAAGTATCCAAATGTATCTAGCAGGGTAAGGATAGTCCTAAGTGACGATTTACAGAATGGAAATGTTCCAAAAAGTGCTCTTCCCTTTGGATTTGCCGGGCTTCCCGCTCTAAAGACCAACAACCTTCTTTCAGATACAACTTCTTATGCAGCCCTTAAGGGGGTCTTTAAGGATATTCTCAATGGTGGTACAGATAGTGTTAGATTGGCTTTCAATTCAGGGTCTAATCTCGACGGGAGATACCACAACGAGGCTCAAGCTCTAACTGGATCAATTGTCCCACCCATGCCCATGACGTTTAAAGTCACCCAGGGAACTATGGGAACATCTGGCTATGCAGGAAAGCCTGGGACAAACGAGAGAGTCAATCCAAAGTATTATTGGGGAATTAAAACAACGAGAGTTCCCCTCACAGGAACCCTCTCTAATGCCGCCTTAAATCCAAATGCATCTTCTGATACAAATCCACTAGTCAGGACGTATACAAAGTTTCTTGGAATTGAAAAAATGGATGCTCTTGTAACGGGCTCTGGAGCTGATGCTTTCTGTAATAACGAATTTTCGCTTAACAAGGTCGCTCTAAGTGTAACTCTCTCAGGAGAGGGAACTCAAGATCGGACGCTGATTAAATCTGTTGACCAGAATCTGACTGGAACAGCTGCTGAACACATGTTAGAGACTGCCTACATTAGAGACGGGCGTATCGCAGCCGGAAATTACTATACTATCGGGCAGGCTGGAACGACTGATCTAAGGGTCTCACTAGGGTCTCTGTTGACCCTAACATCGTCTATTTTCTTTAACAGATTTACAGATTACGCAAAGTTTACCAACATTATGTACGGTGGGTTTGATGGAAATAATATTCTTGATATTGATATGTCAAGAATGAATGACAGGGCTAGCTCCTCTGACCCAGGTGGAAAGGCAGGTATTACTGCTCCAGCAGCTGGCGGAGATCTTGACATTGGGCTCAATGCTATCTCAACTGTCGGGGCTGGAAAGTTTAATAATACAGTTGCTTCATATAGGTCAGCCATTGATATTATGACTGACCCAATGACTACAAGAATTAACATACTGGCCATTCCTGGAATTAGAGATAGTTTCATTACCGATCATGCTGCTGACAAAACACGAGAATACAGTCAGGCAATCTATCTAATGGATGTTCCAAGCTATAATGATTCTAGTTTAAGAATTTTTGACAATGATGGATTAAGACCAAATGTTGCAAAGACTAGGGATAAATTTGATGGACGATCTCTTGACAACAACTATGCCGCAGCTTATTTCCCAGATGTGAATATCACTGACGATAGAAATGGAAATCCCGTAAGAGTTCCGGCGTCAATAGCGGCACTGAGCGCACTAGGATTTAATGACTCTGTTGCCTATCCCTGGTTCGCACCTGCAGGATTTAACAGGGCTGCTCTTTCAAATGTCTCTAACGTGGCCACACGGCTTAACACAGCCGATAGAGATGACCTCTACGACTCTAGAATAAATCCAATAGCATCTTTTCCACAGGCAGGGTTTGTTATATTTGGACAGAAGACATTACAACAGGCTAAGTCTGCCCTTGATCGGGTCAATGTTAGAAGAATGCTTCTTGAAGTCAAGCGACTTATTTCTGACGTTGCTAAGAAGCTTGTCTTTGAGCAGAACACGCCTTCAACTAGGGCTAAGTTCATATCACAAGTGACACCACTGCTTGCGACAGTTCAAAGTCAGCAGGGAATTGATAAGTTTAGTGTTGTAATGGACGAGAGCAATAACACAGCTGAAGATATTGAGTCCAACAGGCTCAACGGAAGGATTGTTCTAGTTCCAACTAGGGCAGTGGAGTACATTGCTATTGACTTCATTATCACTAATTCAGGTGTAAGTTTTGAGTAATCTATATTTAATGATTAGAGTTTTTGGAGAGGACAAGAATGGCTGAGCTGACATTCAAAAGTGCCGGAGTTAGCACAAGAGAAATTGATCTTTCATCGCCAAGCACAACGGGCCCCATAGGGGTTCCAGCTGGCGTCATTGGAACTGCTGTCCAGGGTCCAGCGTTTGTCCCTGTAACAGTTGCCAACTTTTCAGAGTTTGTGTCAAGATTTGGACCCACAGACGGGGAAAAATTTGGACCCCTTGCTGTCAATGAGTGGTTAAAAAATGCCCAATCTCTTACTTACGTTAGGGTGCTCGGAGCGGGTGATGGAAAGAAGAGAAATACATCAACAGGAAAGGTAACCAATGCTGGGTTTGTAGTCGGTGATAAAACACCTCAGCCAAACGGTTTGATCGGTGTAAATCCATATGCAAACTCTCACGGTGACAGGGGAAATGTTCACTTTCTTGGTTGCTACATGTCAGAGTCACTTGGCAGCACCTACCTTAGCGATGCTGGAGTTCAGGGAACTACCTTAACAACTGCTACTGCGACAATACAGGCGGTATCAGCAACCGTTTCACAATATGACGGAGGTACGCTAACTATAGTTGATGCCTATGCTACACAGAAAATATATATCTTTGACGACGATAGTGACGGTGCCACTGGATCTACTGATGGATCAGGCAATGTTAGAATACAAATTAACGGTAAAACAACAGCTGGAGAAGTAGCAGCTCAAATCAAAGCTGCGATTGAATCCGCAAATGGACACAATGGGACAATCACAATAGCAGTGTCAACAGCAGATGCAGCAAACGATACACTTACCTTAACCCAGCCAAGGGGCGGTACTGAAGGCAATAAAACGATTACCCGCGCAACGATAACAGCTGATAATATTTATACAATCTCAGGCTTTTCCGGCGGTGTTAATAACAATAGGGCCATGCCAATTCTTCGAGGAGTTCTCTTCTCAGCGTCAGGAGTTATGCCACTCCTTTCAGGAAATTACCAGGTGACAGCACCTGGAACCGGTCCAGCTAATACAGCTATTGGTAGATTAGGAGATTCTTCTCTAAGGGGAGGCCTTACCGGCTCGATGGTTCTCAGTAGCCATGACTTTGTAATGTTTCTTAATGGTCACAAGGGCCTGGCAAAGAATAAAAGGGTCCTCTCGGCATCACTGGATGTCAATTCACCCTCCTACATATCGAGAGTCTTTAACACAGACCCAACAAGGATTGAGGAGCATGGCCACTATCTCTATGCACACTATCCCATCCACTCTTCTCAAGCAGTTCCGACAGGTTCCGGAATTCTTGTACCTGGATCAACAGAGTGTGTTGAGCACCACGGACAGGGTGCAGACTATAACGACTGTATATTCATCACTACTGGATCACTTAGTGCAGTTGGACAGGCGGGTGGAAGCACTACAGTTCCTGATTACAGGACTTGGGAGGATAGGTTCTCAAATGCCAAGTCCCCATATCTTATATCGCAGAATTTTGGTGGAAAGCCCTATGACCTATTTAGAGTCGAGTCGCTATCTGACGGAGCTGGAACCAGCACAAAGTTCAAGATCTCAATTGAAAATCTAGCTAAGTCAAACTCTGACATAAATAAGTTTGGAAAGTTTGACCTCGTCATCAGGGACTTCTACGATACAGACGATGAGAAAGTTGTTCTTGAATCCTTTAGAGGCCTAAGCGTTGACAAGGAGTCTGATAGATATTTTGCTAGAGTTATCGGAGATCAAAAAGCTTACTTTGACTTTGATCAATCTTCAGATTCTCAAAAACTCGTTGTCGAAGGAGACTTTCCAAATCAATCAAGACACATTCGTGTTAAGGTCTCGAATAAGCTTAGGGCACAGGAAGTTCCAGACGAAGCTTTGCCAATGGGATATAGAGGACCCAGCCACCTAGTCACATCTGGTTCAGATCTACTTGCAACCATTGGGCACGGATCAGGAAGTAACTTTATTGGAAATGCTTCGGGATCTATGAAGCTGACTGTTGAGCCCCCAATTCCAATGAGAAAGAATGTTTACTTTGGAACTGGAAACAAGAAAAGAGTCTCAGCCAATCTTTACTGGGGATCTCAATTTTCAAGAAAGACAGATGTAAATGAGCCTAACAAGCCTGACCTCTTTAACGAATCATTTGAGTCATATGCGAAATACTTTCCCAGCTTCGCCCTTGATGATCAAAAGTTCTCTATTGGAGGAAATCCAGGTGTTGCAGATACAGTTGCTAATGGAATTTTAGACTCTGACAGATTTAATAATAATAAATTTACACTAGAAAACATTCGAGTAACAACTGGTTCTGACACTTATGCAAACCCAAGAGAATGGGTCAGCGCATCTTACATCAGGGGTGGAGGTATCGGAGTAGACAGAGACAACAAGACCAGAGCGTTCAGTGCGGATGACCTTAGCGTTGTTGGAAATAGAACATATGCTAAGTTCACGTTATTCCTCCAAGGAGGGTTTGATGGAACAAACATCTTTAATAGGGATAAGGCTAATCTAACTGACAATGCTGCCAAGAGGGAGATGGATGATCCAACAAACCAGGGAGGAAAGGAAGGTCCAACTGTAGCGTCATTCAGAAAGGCAATTGACATTGTAGCAAATAGATCAGATGTAGAGATCAAATTGTTAGCAATACCCGGAATGAGAGATGAGGCTATTACAGACTATGCATCTGATGCGGTTGAGAATAGATTTGACTCACTCTATATCATGGATATTGAGGAGCGTGATTCACTAAATAATGTAGTCACATCTTCTGCTCAGAACATTAGTGTTAGTGACACTGTTACACAGTTTAAAAATAGAGCCCTTGATACATCGTTTACTGCAGCATACTTCCCAGATGTCATAATTCAGGATCCTGTTAAGCTTACAAACGTCCGATGTCCGCCCTCTGTTGCAGTCTTAGGTGCATTTGGTTTAAATGATGCACTTGGTCATCCCTGGTTCGCACCTGCAGGATTTACAAGAGGGGCCCTTGGATCAGTTATCCAGGCTTCGGTCGATCTAAATAGAGCTAATCTTGATAGCATATATGATGCAGACATTAATCCAATAACAGACTTCCCAGGAACGGGAGTTGTAGTCTGGGGACAGAAGACGCTTCTAGCAGCTGCTTCGGCACTTGACAGAGTCAATGTTAGAAGGCTTCTAATTGAAATTAGAAGAAAGGTGCGGGCAATTGCTGACACATTGCTCTTTGAACCCAATAGAGAGTCAACACTAGAGAAGTTCTCTAGCCTGGTTAATCCAATCTTGCAGAAAATTCAAGAGCAGAGTGGTCTTGATCGTTATAAGGTCATAATTGACACCACTACTACGACACAAGCTGATATAGAAAATAACACAATTCGAGGAAAGATATTTGTTCAGCCCACAAGAACAGCAGAGTTCATTGCACTTGACTTTGTTGTTACTAATGCTGGTGCAGAAGTCTAGAAAAACAAAATTGACGAATACTTAGAATAGTACGTCCTCAGGAGAAACTTAAAAAATGGCAGAAACACTTTCAGTTAACGACTTACTTCCTAATAAGTTTGAACCCAAGAGAAAATTTAGGTGGGTTTTTGCTATAGAGGGAATTGACGCTTTTTTAATCAAGACAGCCTCAAGACCGGGCTTTACTTTTTCTGAAACAGAAGTCAAGTTTATTAATTCAATGAGATATCTTGCTGGTCGAATGAAATTTGATACAATTTCAGTGTCTATGCATGATCCAATTGCGCCTTCTGGAGCACAGCAGGTAATGGAGTGGGTTAGAACTCACTACGAATCAGTCTCAGGAAGAGCTGGATACGCTGACTTCTATAAGCGCGATTGTCAGCTTAAGCTTCTGGATCCTGTTGGAACTGTTGTTGAGCTCTGGGACCTCAAGGGTTGCTTTTTAACAACTGCCAAATATGGTGATCTTTCATATGATGACGATAGTGCAATTATGGCAGTTGATTTAACGATTCGGTTTGACAACTGCGTTCTCCAATACTGAATAAGTAAATCTTTCTTAATCAAACAAGCCTGCTCTGCGCAGGCTTGAATTGTTTTACTATCTTATTAATTTTGATAAACTTACCTATATCAGGAGGACATAGTGTCAAAAAATAGATCTGATAGGAATAGAATTTTTTCCGAAAGTCAGGAGCAGCAAGGAATACAGAGAAGAAATATTCTTGAAGATGACTTTGGCTGGGAGGTTCCCGTTGAATCAGTCCCAATTCCCTCACAGGGAAAGCTCTACCCCCCTTCAAGCCCCATGTTTGGAAAAGAAAGGGTTAATATAAAGGCAATGACTGCCAGAGAGGAGGATATTTTAACTTCTCGGGCTCTGATGGTGAATGGAACTGTAATAGAAAAACTTATCGAGTCCTGTGTTTTAGATCACGATGTAAATGTTAATGAGATGCTTACAGGTGATAGGTCTGCTCTAATGGTCGCCGTAAGAATTACAGGATACGGTCCCAACTATACAATAAAGTCAAATTGTCCTAAGTGCATTAGAACAGATAGCTATACGTTTAACTTGGCTGATCTCCCTATCAAGAGGCTAAAGCTTGATCCCGTATCCCCTGGAGAAAATAGATTTGAATTTAAACTTCCAGTTAGCAAAAAAATTGTTCATTTTAAGTTTTTAACGGGAAAAGATAACGACCTAATTGAAGCCGAGTCGAAGAAAATGGCTGAACTCTTTCCCGAAGATGTAGTGGGAAGTGCTGTTACAAGGAGGCTCAAGTTCAGCATACTTTCAATTGACGGAATTACCGATAGAAATAAGCTTTCAAGATTTATTGAGAATATGCCAGCCATGGATTCAAAGACTCTGAGAACCTACATTAAAAAAAATGAGCCGGGAATTGAAATGGTTGGAAGAATGACATGTAATTTCTGCTCAAAGGTATCGGAGGTGAGCCTTCCATTGGGCGCAAGCTTTTTTTGGCCTGAGCTCTGAATATAAAAATCTTGTCTTAGAAGAGATTTATGCCCTAATTAAGCATTTAGGAATAGGATATACTGAATGTCGAGAGATGCCTGTTCGATATCGTCGCTGGTTTATTGATAAGCTAGTAGAGGATGCCAAAAAGCGAAAGGAGGCACGAGAAGGAGACATGATTACAGAAGACACCGGCCCTACAGTCAATCTTATGGGATCAGGTCCTAGAAACTTTCAGTAACGAATACTTAATATCAGGAGCTATCGAAGAGTAAATGGCAAGAGATATACAACGAGAAATTCAGGATACCCGCGATCTCATTGAAGCTAAAGAGGAAGAGCGTCGAGGTTTAGAGAGAACATCGGCACAATATCAAACTCTCACCCACGATATCGATGAACTCACTCGACGTCTTGGAGAGCTGACAGCTGCCTCTCAAGGAGCTGCCGGAGGTCTATCAGCGGTTGCCGGTGCTGGACGCGGAGCCATCGGCGAAGTTATGAACTCCCTCAGCCAGGGACTTGCAGATGCCAAGGAGGGGGTGGATGAATACTATAAGGCTCTTTCTGAGCTCTTTGAAGACAAGAGAAAGCTGTACGTTGGACTTCTTGATCACCTGGGAACAGATTATGCAACTGCAATGGAGGACTTTAGTCAAGGCTCTCAGAATCTGGGTGAACAAGTCGGTGGAACCATTCATGAAATGTACGACAGGTTCTACACTACTGATCTTCCGCTCTACTATTCTGGGTTAGAAGAGTTCGTATCATACGCTGAGGCGATTTACTACTCCGTCTCATCAGGCTATTCAGCAATGAGACAGCTGGGTGATGACGCAGCACGCCAGATTGAGTCTGCATCCCTAATGGCGAAAGGATTAGGCTACTCAGCAGAAGAGATGATGGACGTCATGGACGCCCACTACAGCAAGACGGGAGAATTTAGCAATAGAATTCTTAGAGAGATTACCACCTACGCCACCGCTGTTTCAGACGTAACTGGTGACTCTGTCAAGGTTATTTCTAAGGGCATGGCTGATATTACAACTGACTTCGAGACTTTTGCAAATGTGGGTGTAGAGCAGTCAGCTGCAATTGTTGCAGGCTTACGTGAGGTCGGACTTAAAGTTCAGGATCTTGCTGACATCACATCTAAATTCTTAAATTTTGATCAAGCAGCTGAGTCACTTGCAAATCTGAACACAGTCTTCGGAATGCAAATTGATACATTTGCAATGATGGAAGCAGCATCGAGAGATCCCATGGAAGCTCTCGACATGCTGAGGGAGGGATTCTTTGCCACAGGTCAGGACTTTGAACTGCTTACTCAGCAGGAGAAAACCCTCCTAGCAGCACAGGCTAACGTCTCTACTGAGGTTGCTGCTATCATGTTTGATCCCGATCGCATGAGGTCTTCTGCGGAAGCTCTTCAGGCCTCTGTTGCACAAGCGCAGGAAGAGGGAACAATGACGACTGAGGAGGCAATCTCCTCTCTTGAAGGCTCGATTACTCGAGTCACTGACCTTGAAGGTGATTTTACTGATGCTGTTTTTAATCGAATGGCTATGAGGTCACTTAGCGGTCTTGCAGACCAGTCCATTCTCGCTCATGATGCAATGACACGACTCGCACGAGCTCCCCCCCAAGTGGCGGATTCAATGAGAGGAATTCTCGGTGAAGATATAATCTCTGGTGAGGGTGGTCTCGAGGGAACCTTGGAGGCAGCGGGAACTCTGGCGACTGAAGGTCTCCAGGGTCTGGCAACTGCCACTCAAGATCTGGCTGGGGATATAGGTCTTAGTGTTCCCGAGAACGTTTTAGTCGGTCTTAGAGATCCAGCCTCCCAGCAGATACTAAACGATGGAGGTCGTCAGATAG